TTCGCTGTGTGCGATTGAGGCTTAATTGGGGTGATATTGAGTGTGTCATTGTCATACTTGGTGTAGCTGAATACGAAATGAGTTATCTTCACACCTTTTTTTAAAGTTGAATATTTCAATCCAACGAAACCTGTACCTTTGTTGATTTGACTAACTGCTACATCGATCACACGCTTTTTAAAATCAGCCATAACAGGATAATCGGCATCTACCAATCCAAGCTTATTCCGTAAATCCTGATATTCCATTTTGGGCTGATATTCCGCATTTCTCCACTTCATTAAAAGTTCATACAATCGTATAGCGTACTTGCTTTTGAGACGACCAATTTCAGATATATCTAATAGGGTAAATTCTTTCTGTACCAGATATATAAGCGGGATAACTGCTGGGGCAAAAAAAATACTAATTTCACTCTTAGCCTTTGTCTCCCCTTTTGCGTGGATCCAACGGCTACTTAAAGGCTTTGACTCCCCTGTTTCAGGGTTAAGATAGTCATACTCGAAAGAGCGCTCATATAGCGTGTTTTTAGCCTCTCGGATCACATCAAATGCAGTTTGTCTGGAAATGCCATACTCTCGCGCATATTCCGCTCCAGAAATAATGATTTCGGTGCGTTCTGTAAAAGGCTCTTTACGCTTTTCTTTTTCATAAACTTGCTTTATGGCCAACAAAATGATTTTTTGTTCATTGGCTTCCATCCTATAGACGGATTCAATCAATTTATTTGCTTGTTTTATCGTGGAATCTTGGTTAATAAGATCATTAGACATAACTATCCCCTGTGATGCCTAGAGAATATATAAACTTTTAATTATGGTCAACTCTCTTAATGACCACAATTACACTTATCCACAACCAATTTTTTCCACGTCAGGTAATTGACCATATTGCGTCAGGTGTTTGACCGTAAAGCGTCAGGTAATTGACCATAATTAATGTCAGGTAATTGACCATAAAGCGTCAGGTAATTGACCATAAAGCGTCAGGTAATTGACCACATTTAGTCGCTGTAACACATGATATGACTTGTTTACAGGGGAATATAAAGAAGAAAGAAGAAAGAATATATAAAAAGAAGAAAGAAGAAAGGCTTTTTTTTGCTTTAATATAAGTAGAATTGATTATTTTATAAGCTTTACTTATCAAAAATCAGTTAGAATATAAATTAATCAATTAAGTAAATTATATTTTCACTTTAAAAAGTGTATTTCCATTTATATAATGTTATTTATGTTTTATAAAAATCAAGTAAATTAAGCGTCAGGTAAATGACCATATATTTACTTAAAACCCTTTATTTGCAATACTTAAGAGATAAATTAAAAACAACAATTTGAATAAATTAAGAGGTAATTATAATTATATTTTTAACGCATTCTTTAAATATAGTTACTTAAATGTAATATATAAATATTCAAACGATTTATTTATTTAATTACCTGTTTGTTTCCTTAATTTCAAATTCATTTATCTTAGCCACCCTGATTTCTAATATTTATACAAAAGCAAAAGGCCAATCTTTCGACTGGCCTTTTGCTTACTGTCTTTCCAAGTTGTCATCTGTTACGTTATGCCCATAGCAGCTTTTTTGGATCATTCAACAGAAAATCGATCGTCCAATATCGGGCTATGCCGTCCAACTACTTGCGCACATTCGTTGGCAGTCCTAGCAATGTCTTTCGATTCATATTACTGTGCGCTGTCCCATGACCATGTTGGTTTCGCTTGAGTTTCACAAGCTCATCAGATGGGTTAAAAAGACTCCCTAACTCATGTTGAAGTTAGGGAGTTAAAATATAATGAAACCTCTGAGGGGTTTTGAGATTTCACTGAAGCAAGTATATAAAAAATATAATCTGAAAAATAAAAGTAATGTAAAAAAATGTAAATATAATTATATTTTCAAGAAGTGTTTTTATTTATTTTTTTAATGATGTATCATTGCCCTGCTCTCCTATTTTGGTCATAGGTTAGGTGGGCAAAAAGCGTAATCTAAGGTGAAGTTTCAAAGCTCTAACAGAAATGTCCGAAAATGTATCTTTTCGGACATTTTTGTTTTTATAATACTCTCAAAATTATACGTCATGGATAATCACCTATTCCATGAAAATATAAATAGAGGGTTTTGTATGGCTAAAAAAACAGGGGTTGCCCCATTTGTATCTGTTTCAGAGTTTACCCATACATTAGATATGATCTGGGAGAAGGATCGGCATAATCTACGGAATATCTGCGTTTTGTACTTTTCTCACTTTCTTGGCCTGCGAGCTAAGGAAATGGCTGCTCTAACAATTCGTGATGTTTTTGATCCAGCCAGATATGAAATAAAAGAAACAATACGGCTGCTGGCCCAGTACACCAAAGGTAGTAAATTCCGTGAAGTTTATCTTGTGAATGCTGAAGCGAGACAGTATTTATATGATTACATAATGAATCACCGACAGTTAGATGACATGAATGCTCCTTTATTTTTATCACAGAAAGGCGGGGCATTTACGCAAGACACAATGAGAAAAATGATAAAGATTTGCTATTCAAAAGCAAATATTGAAGCAACTTCTCATAGTGGTAGACGTGCTTTTGCAACCAGACTAATTAGAAATAATGTTGATATTTATTCTATTAAAGAACTTATGGGGCATTCTTCAATTTCAACAACTCAGAAGTATTTCGCTACAGACCCTAATTTATTAAAAGAAGCTGTTTCTAAATTAAATCAATAGATTAACTATTATAAAATATTATTTATGTATTACATAAATAATATATATACCCATACACCCATATATATTCATGTGTGGTTGTGGGTGTGTATGGTTGAATTAATGGTTAGCTGTTAGTATTATTGTGTGGCTACACACTAATAAACATGGATAATTATATGATCTTACTTATTGCCAATTCTAAAGGTGGTGTTGGAAAAACATCACTTGCTACATCTATTCTTGCAGAACTTGCCAAAACTAAAGCTGTAATAGGCATTGATCTTGATTCGGCTAACAAAGCTGCTTCATCACTATGGAGTAGTCAACGAACAGAACAAGATGGAAAGTTTTATTACCTTTCTGGTGATATTTTAAATGAGATTAGTTCAGCAGCAAACGAGTATGATGAAGTGGTAATCGATGCGGGCGGTTATGATAATACTGAGCTGCGTACAGCTATGCTTTTAGCCGATGTGATTCTTGTGCCATTGCGGATTGGTGCAAATAGTAATATTGAGGGGTTTCGTAACACTTCAGACCTTATCGCAGAAATTAGCAAAACACGTGAATCCAAACCTAAAGTCTATGGAGTGGTAACTGCTGCACCGCATATTGGCTCAACCCCTGAATTAAACCGGGCCATTCAGGAAATCATAGATGATCCAATCATTGAGCCAGTAGCAGTTACTTTAGGGGATCGGACATGGTATAGCCGTGCATTTGATGCCTATAAAGGTTTAACAGAGTATGAATCACCAGTTTCACGCGATAAACGCTATGTGGAAACAGCACAGGCAGAGTTCATGAAACTGTTTGAGGAAATTTACAATGTCAAATAATGAGAAGGGTGCTGTATTACCTCGTCGAAATAGAGAAGCTGCTGAATCGGTGTCTGTTTCACAAATAAGTCCTGAACAGCAAAAGATTATTGAACAAGCACCTTTACATACTTCAGCAAGCCACCAAACCACGCCAGCAGTGGAAAAGGCTGAAGATAAGGAACAGGTAAAGGCTTGGCGTGAGGGTGTATCCATGTCACCTGACGAATTAAAGTCTGTCACAGAAAAACAGTCGTACAACATTCCGCTGGACACGCGCCTTAAGTTAGATTTTGTTTTGGCTCAAGATAAGAAAAATAAGATTTTGGGTAAGAAAACCAATAAAACAATGCTTGTTGTGGAAGCCTTAGAAGATTATCTGAATAAGCGCTTAAAACAGCTTGGCCATGATCCTAAAGATTGAATAACTAGCCCTGAAAGGGGCTTTTTTTATGAATACTTGCGACATAGGAAGTCGCCCCATTGATTTATCAACAATTATAAATTTGAAATTCATATCAGATATTTTTTATCATTACTTGAATTTGTAACTTTTTCAAAAAATGATGCGCAAGATCATTGGCCATATTGATATAAACAACTGCTATGTAAGCTGTGAAAGGCTTTTTCAGCCTAAGCTGAATGATAAAATTGTAGTAGTGCTGAGTAATAATGACGGCTGCGTCATAGCTCGGTCGCAAGAAGCTAAAACGGCAAAAATACCGATGGGGATGCCATTTTTTGAACTCGAAAAATTAATAAAAGAACAAAAACTGGATATCACTTATTTATCAAGTAATTATGCGGTTTACGGTGAAATGTCTAGGCGGTTTCACCAGCTAATTGAAGATATGTTATCGCCCGATAGTGTTGAACAGTATTCAATAGATGAGTCGTTTTTTGATTTAACAGACTTTACTTCAGTTTATGAGCCGACAAAGTTTGCAAATAGCGTTAAAGATCGAATAGATAGTTGGCTTGGACTACCTGTTTGCGTTGGGCTTGGCCACACTAAAACACAAAGTAAATTTGCGAACCACTTAGCTAAGAAAATTCCTGTTTTCAATGGTGTATGCAATTTAATTGAGCTGGCAAATCAAGGCGCTATAGAAGGGTTTTATAATATTATAGATGTATCGGAAGTGTGGGGCGTTGGCAGACAGTATAAGAAACGCTTGAATGAACTCGGTATTGTTACGGCTGGTGATCTTAAAAGAGCAAATCCAGAAATGATTGGCCGTTTATTCGGTGTTGTCTTGAAACGAACTGTTATGGAGTTGAATGGAGAGCCTTGTATTGATCTTGAAACTGATCCTGAGCCACAAAAGCAAATCATTTCATCGAAGTCGTTTGGAAAGCGGATAACTGATGTAAATGATTTAAAAGAAGCCATAACAAGATTTACTCATGATGCACAAAAACGCCTATTAAAAAGTGAGCAAGTATGCGGTGTTGTGACTGTATTCGCTTCCTCGAATCCATTTGACACCAATAATCCTTACTATAAAAAGGGGCTATCTTGTGGGTTTGAACAGCCTACAGACAATCCCCAAAGGCTTATTAGTGTGGCCGCTAGACTGATCGAAAAATTATATGTAGAAGGTGTTTCTTTCAAAAAGTGCGGTGTTGTATTAACAGGTTTAGAGCCAAAATCATCATTTAACCACGATTTATTTTCAGATAGAGACCAGGATCAAAAATCTGACAATTTAGTCAAAGTGATTGAAGACATTCATAAGCTATATGGAAAGAAAAAATTAGGATTTGGGGCAAGCTATATGGATCATCGGGCGTGGTCGATGCGCCAGTCTTACAAGACTCCTAATTATTTTGATATTCAAGGTGATGGCTGGGTTTTAAATGAAATACAGCCCTGAAGGATTAGGGCTGTATTTTTTCTGTTAAATCACACGTACACACATGGATACATTGATATTATTGTTAATGGTATGCGCACTACAGCCACACATTAAGAGTGTAGCAATAAAAATCAATACTTTCATTGCTCAGTCTCCAAATATGGATTGTAGTCATCCATCCAGTCTAACCCTTTCGTTGTCTTACGCTTCTCTTGCCAGTTCTGTTTAGATTTAGCAAAGTTGGTTTCAGCACGTTTAAGGTTCATCGTGATTGGATAGCGCGGATCGGTTGCATTGTAGACTTCAATAGCTTTACGGAACTCAATGATTTGTTTCTGATCACCGCTTTCCAGAACTTTGTTATAGTCCTCTTTGGCTCGTTTATTAACATACTGAAGCGCGGCTTTATCCTTCATTTCTAGGCCACGTATGCGGCCTTCTTTTGCAATACCTGAAGGCTGTGCATCCAGCATTTTAATGAAGCCATCAAGGATGGTGGCATCATTGGTTTTAACGCCAGTCTGCATATTACGATAATCGCCAGTTGCAGCAGCCACAGCACCTTGACCAAGACTTGTAAATGCTTTTGGCGCGAGTTGAGTAGCAGCTTGGCCGTAAGCTCCAATTTGTGCGTAATCCATTGCTGAACTGGCCTTTTCCATAAGTCCACCAATTGCACCGCCCAAACCAGATAACTCTTTTGATTTCTGCCATTCACTGGTCATTGGGCTAAAATAGGCGGTTGCTGGGATTAAATCGCCCATACCCATGCGCCCTTTAACATCGATCACAGGATTTAAATTTACTGGCCCATCTAAAAGAATGGTCGTTGCGGCCGTACCCAACGTATCACCTAAAGCTTTAGTCAAAGCAATTTGTGCTTCGCGTTCAGTATTTACAGGTTTTCCAATCATGCCACCCGCAGTTTCGATCACATCAAGTAAATCACGTACAAATGGCAAGCCTGTAGCCCCAGCAAATGACCAAAGCACACCTAGAGCGACAAGCATTGTTCTGGATATACCAAAGCCAACCAGAGCAGCCATGCGTTTTTTAAACTCATCATCTTCACCGCCCCACAAACCACTCCGTTGCATACGAACCATCTGTTCAACGTATGAAATCATGAATTGCTTATACATCATGAGTAGTGAACCGACATTGCCACGAGATACACGTGGACGGTTGCCTTTGTTGTAAACGCCCTGTGTTTCCTGAATTGTTCGCACAGCAAAGTCATAGGCATCTTTAAAACCTAATTTTTCAAGCTTGGCTTTACCCATGTTTTCAGCAATATCCAAAGCTGCAAATAGTGCTGTTCTTCGGTTGACCGTTTCAGAAGCTTGAGCAAAGAAGCCTGAAGCATGGCTAATTAGTTGCCATGTACTTGCGCCTAAGCCAGATTTACCACGCTCAAGCCCCTGAAGCATCCATGTGTTTTGTGGGTCAAGATGCCCTTCACGTCTTGCACGTTCATAAAAGTCTTGATATTTCGTTGGAATGTCTTTGCCGTACCATGATTTAGCAGCACGTATAAAAGCACGTGGTACTGATCCAGCATCGGTACTATACTGAAGTAGATAAGGCAATGTTTGTAATAATGGCTGCGTCAAGTTGACAACACCAAACATAAACGATGCCCCCATGTACCATACGAACGCGAAATTTTTGATGCCCGCCACTTCTTCCTGAGTATCAAGCGCATAATCACGTAAACGAATCGCATCTTCAGCATAAGCAGGGTCTTTAATTTCAGTAATCGATTCGTCAATGGCTGGGTTGTAAAGCTGATTCGCTGCATAACGCGCATTAGATAGTACAAATGCAGCCAGAACACGTTTTGTATCGGTATTGAACCCTTGTACCCCTTGTCGTCTTAGAAGGCGTTTAAGTGCATGGTTATCACGTACTGCATGTTTGATATATGCCGCTTCAGCATCACCTACTGGCAACCCCGCTTCTTTAGCAAATAAAGCCACAGTTTCAGGACTTACACCCTGAAAGAGTTTATGTTCAAGCTCGTTGATTTGGGATGATTCAACTTTGTAGCCTTCAGGGGCTTTGTAGTTGCGAACAAATAAATTTCGTTCAGCTTCACTTTCAAAGTGTTGACGATAAGCAACCTCTTTAGTCGTAGGATCAATAACACGCATGTAATACTTACCAAAGCGCATTAGTGGCATATAGCCTTCGTTTTTTAATTGCTCAAGCCGTGTTACGACCTTCTCAATGTGTTCCTCAGCAACTTTGGCCGCTTCAGCTTTATCAGGATCATTTTCAACGATCTTGGCCATACGATCAGCAATTTCATTCACATGGCCACCCAAAGTGAGATCCATTGCTGTAATTGCTAAAATGTCATCTGACTTGCCACCCAAATGTTTATAGATATTGGAAATCGTTGTTTTGGCAAATGAGTCAAGTGAAGTATCAATTGCAGCCCTAGTTTGATGATATAAATCAATCTGGTTTTGTGTCAGTTTTTTGTCACGTAGTTCCTGATCATTAAAAACTTTTGGTTCTTCAGATAAGGTATTTTCAAAAAGAACATCACCAACGGTTTCTAAATCCTTCTGAAATTCTGGCTTGTCACGTAAATTGAGAGTGTGCGCTAACTGTTGGCCCACCTTCTTACTTTCCTTCCAATAGTCTGATCCAGTTTCTAATTGAGTCAAAATATCTGGCGCAACATCCATTGAAGCAGAAGAAGCAAAGGTGACATGATTGATTTTGTCCTGTACTAAATCAAACGTCACTTTAAAATCACGATCCTGAAGGGCTTTATGAAGCATAGTGCTAAATAAACGGCCTGTTTGTTTCGTAATGGTTTTTGACTTTTCAAGCCCTAATAGTGCGGCTTGGCCAAAAAACGATTGACTCGCGGCATCTATAATTTTCTGTTGTGTCGATTCAGGTAAATTTTCAGGATCAGCCGTAGCTTTTCGGCTAAATTTACGATTGTTTACTTCACGATACTTGACTAAATCCTCGTTTGTTTTAATATTGGTTTTAGAAAGGTCAGTATTTTCTGTGTGTAATTCCTGTGGCAATTGAAGCCCGTCGGTATCCAGAAATAGCTGGCCTTTTTCTTTATTCCAATATAATAAGTCATTATTCAAAGCGCGCTGTAACTGCGACTTTGATCGACCGTAAACACTTACGACATTAATGATTTCAATATCCGATTTGGATGCTTTAACATGCAATGCTGCTACGACAGGCTTGCTATTGCCTTTTATGGAATCAATTTCCCTTAATTCAGTTAAAACCACGTATCCATCTTTTGTGGCAGATTCAGCCGATTTGAATACAGCAATAGGATCGTTGATTTGTTTCGGTAATTGTCGTAGCGACTCTGGTGTTAGATTGTGTAGATGACTATGATCACCTTGCTCAACACCTAAATGTTCACCCATTACTTTCTCAATCGTGCGACCGTGAATCGTGATTAGGGCATCGGGCATTCCGACCATTTTCAAAACGTCAGGTGTTTTACCCATTCTAATAAATTGCTTTGGAGTAACACCATTAACAACATGATCAATAGCTTTATTGAAAGCAGAGTTAGCCGCCTCATTCAATGAATATTGACGATTATGATCAGCTAAAGGACTGGTGTTCGACTTAGCAGTTTGCTTAATCATACGTTCAGCAATGGCAATCATTTCATCAGGGCTTATTTTAAAGTTAAGATCGTACTTGTTCTTCAGCCATGCTTTAACAGCACTTGTGATACGCGCAATGATACGATTTACAGCCAGATATGGTGAGCCAGTCACTCCCTGCATTTCACTGGCCACTGAAAGCAAATAAGGAAGTAGCTCATCTCGCTGAACCGCTGGGTCGGATTCTACTGAAGCTCGTCGTTTGGCTTCAGTAGCTATAAAGTTTTTCCCTTCTATTAGCCGATCTACGTTTGCCATAATGTCGGCATACGCTGTTTCACTCATCATGGACTGAAAACCGCCATGTCCTCCCAACTCATGCAGTAATGTTGGTACGGCTGTCTGACTGGTAAGTTGATCAGCGACTAAGGTAACATGACCATCCTGATACCAGCCCTCTACACTTTTGTCTGAATGTGTTGGAATGATCGTTAAAATGCCTTTTTGCTCAAGACTTTCTATAACACCTTTGCCAAAGTGATCCATCAAAGCGGAACGAACATTTTCTTCAGTATTACCCTGATCTATTGGCTCATGACGGCTAAATTGTTTATTCAAGGTATTAGATTTTGAAACTTTAATAATTCTTGCCTTAACACCAGTTGTTACTGGTAAACTCGGATCGTTAAATGTACCAGCATCCAATGGTGTTATTTCAGCATTGGTATGTTCTAGCCATGCTTGGAACTCCTTAGCCTTTTTATCATTTCCAAAAAACACACCTTCACCAGCAATGGCCACAAGCACACCATCATCTTTTAAAAGATCAAATGCATGGTAGATATGCTCTGCATCCCTGCGATCACTAAATGGCGGGTTCATAATGATGCGGTCATAATGCTGGCTTTCTTCAGGGTTAAAGAGTAAGAAGTCATTACCTACAATATTATGGCCTTTTAACTCTAAAAGTTCTTGGCGCTTACCTGATAATTCAATAACATCAGGTTGAATACCATAGTCTTTTAATATGTCAGCAATATGCCCCATGCCTGCACTTGGTTCTAAGACTTTCATATCTGGACTAAGTTGAGCCAGTTCTATCATTTCTTCAACCACGTTGCGTGGTGTTGGGAAAAAATCTAAACCATCATTTGATCGCCCAACCATCGAACGCTCTAAAGCCTTAATAGGGTCGTTAGCTTTCTCTTTACCGCGTAACCCTATATATTCACGCAACATGGCTCTATACGTGGCTGGATCGTGAATGCCTAGTTTTTCCATGCGGGATACTTGTTCATGCATGGATTCTATCTGCCAGTTGATATAGTATTTTGGTGATTTCTTCTGGTGCTGCTTCAAGGCATTGTAGATTTCATGGCCAAAGTTATTGCTTAGATTTAATTGCTGGTCATTGCGTGTTGGTGTCCACTTACCACTCTCAGATGCGCTTGAATGGTTATCGATGACGGCATATTCACCATTCTTAATTTTAAAAACTTCGAATTTTGGTTGATCAGTCTTGGCATTGGCCGCTTTAGCGACTTTTTCGGCCTTTGAAATACTGGTCTTGAATATAGCGGGTTGGCCATCACTCGTACGAGCCGTAACGCTTAAATAATTTTCTGTTCCAAAACTATTCTTTTCATTGAGCCATACGCCATAAGCCTGTTTCAATCGGGCATCAATAGCACTATCGAGTCGTTTGGCTAGACTTGGTTTAATCTCACGCAAATCACGTAAAACATCATAAAAATGGTCAATCCAAGTCTTATACTGAGGATATTCAGAATAAGCCACTGTTGAGGCATTAACTTCACGTTCTTTGGCTTTTGTTTCACGTTGCTGTTCATTTGAAGCCTGCTGCAATAGGCTTTCAATATTACGCAATTGAGAAACAGCATTTAAGCGAGAAAGATATTTCACAGTTCCAGATTCAATACCATCAGCAATACGGTTCATGGTTTCGCCGAGAAACACTTCATGATTGGCCTGTTGCTCTGCTCTGGCCGCTTCACTAGCTCGTTTGTTGGTATTGGCCTTACGATCACGATTGAGGCTTTCATTTCCACGATCTATGATTTTTTGTGCCTTATCTTTTAATTTCTCAGCTTGTTTATTGGCATCCGTTTCTACCGCTTCAGCTTCCTGATCAAAATCTGTAATGGCCGTTGTTTCAATATCAGAATTTTCAGCAGAATGGCCAGAAATAAGATTTAGATACTCTGTCGCGGAAGATTCACTATCAAAAATAAAGCCGGGTATTGATCCACCACCTCGATATGATGAGTAGTAGCCGCCAAGTGCTTTAGCTTCATTACGATAAGAATCAAAATCATCCTTTTCGATACGATCGTTTAATGAAACTGTCCAAATATCATGGCCTTTTTTGGTGTGCTTGCCTTTGTAGATTGTGGCGCTGGTGTTGCCGTTTATAGCTGTGCTATTTAAAGCTTGTGCAGCCTTGTTGCGTTCAGCTTCCTGTAACCGTTTCTCATTGTTAGATTGAGATTTTAGCTCGTCATAAAGTGCCTGCTGTGGTTCAGACAGACTTGAATAAAATGACTTAAAATCTTTATGTTCGTTTACACGGGAAATGCGAGCAAAGTCCTCTAATGTATGCGGGTTTTGTAGTCCATCAACTGCGGCCGTAATATCACGTTTATACTGTTCACGTTCCTGACGTTGCTGGTCAAGAAATTTATTCAAATCCTCCTGTGTTGCATCGTTTAATTTATCGCGCAAGATTTCAGGCAGTGTACGTTTTTCTCCATAAGAGTAAGAAATCATACCTCCATCGAGAAAGTTCATCCGCATGAAAGTATTGTCAGCTAGATGCTTTACAATGACAGGTTTATTTTCTGATTTATATCGCGCCTGATAGTAAGGATTCATACCAGCCAGAAGTGTTGGTTTTGTTTTGCTTGATAGGTCATTCACAATATTGTCATAGTGTTCAAGCATGTCTTTATAAGTTGAGCGAATATCTTCAATTTTTAAATCAGGATCACCCTCATCCAGACGTTTAGATAGATCATCGAAATTAGATTTAATCTGATCGTATGATTTCGGTTCATCTTGTACTGTTGGTTGGGTTGTATCTTCATGTTTTAACCAGTTTTTAAACTCATCCACGTTCATAACGCGAATAGGGCCAACCTTCCAGCCTTTATCAAAATTTGATTTATATGCTTGCGTAGCACTGTCTAAATCATTGAATCCAAGCATGACTTTATGTTCATCAAAATCACCTGTTTGCTGATCGATTTGATCAACAATGAATACTTGACTTGAGTCAGGGTGTTCACCAATGTAAGTATCAATATGCTCGTTATCTGCGCCAGTAGTTCGCTTCAGATAACCGTAATGATCACTCATGGTATGTGACCATTCTGAGCCATCGGGACGTTGTCCTGATCGTATAGAACCTTTCGGGTTCTCAATGGAGATATTCAAGCCCTGAATATTTACGTGGCCTTTTTTATAATTGCCTGCTTCTATCTGTGCCTGAGTCGGTTCAGGTGTATTATTTTTTGGGCTAGTTGCTGCTTCGTTGGCTGCTGCATCAATATTGGATGTAGAACTATCGTCATTCTTTAATATTGAAAGTTTATCGCCATATCGTTGTTTTAAGAGTTTTGCACTTTCAATGGTTCTAGCACCCGACTCAGTTGTCAAGGTTAAATCATTACCATCTAGGCCAGAAACAGTTAGTGTTTCGGAGGGGCGAATCTTCCCTAAAGCATCCTTAGTTTTTGGAATTGTAATTTTATCGCCCTTATTTACATTTAAAACATTGGTTTTATTTTTTGCAGGTTCCTCATCAGTGATCCAAACAGGTCTAAGCTCTGTTGCACCAGTTTCCTTATTTAAAGCCATAGCCATGCGGACACCAAGATTAGTTGATTTATAATCTTTTGATTTTTTCTTCCATTCCTCCATCGTCATTTCAATGGCTTTTGATCGGTCAGGAACATCAGCATTGCTAACTCGTGTTCTTTTTTGTCCTTGTTTTGAAGTCAAAGCAGCTTCTTCAGCCTTTTTCACTTCTTTTAGTTTTTCCTGTTCCTTTTTTGCATTATCTGCATCAAGATCACGTTGTTTTTGTTCAGGTGTACGTGCTGCAAGGACTTTAGATTTCGTTTGGCCTGTGAATCTCTGAATAGAATCATCAAAATTTTTCATGGCTCTGTCTAAGGTATTTCCCCGCTGATTTGCCTGTTTACTGTTGAAGTTATTACGACCAGCGACAGCAGAACTAACTTTACTACTTGCGGCATTTAATAATGGTGGTAGCCACTCATTAATATATTTATGCTCAAGATCAGAAATTGCATCATCAAAAGCTTTTTGTTGGTCGTTGTTTTCAATTAAATGTTCTGATTGATCTACTTCAGATTGAATAAAACGGTCAAAACTCTCCTTCATGGAACGCGCTGTATTCGCTGGCGATAAATGGGCATGGCTAAATGCCTGCTTAACTTTATCCAAAGGGAAAGTGGTAGATTGTTTGGCAATATCTTGGGGTTCATTTTCGCTTGTTGGACGTAAAACATAACCGCCTTCAGTTTTATGCACAAAATGAGTTTTAGTTAAACCCTTTTTATTTAATGCTAGACTAGCTGATTGTTGATTTGCAAAAGGCTTATTGTCACTGGCTCGACCCATATCTCCTTGATTTAAATCTGTTGTGCCGTTTTTGGGTGAATTTTGCTCAATTTCTAATTTTTCTGGTTCTGCTTTTGGACGAACCTCAAAAAGTCCATCATTGGATATTGGTTCATGGGTTTCAGATAAATTATTTTTCCGAATATATTCGCTGGCCTTAGCTGAATTGCTAAAAGACTTAATCTCTGGCTCAGAAATAGGTATGTTTTCAGTTTTAGCCTTAGGTTGTTTCGGCATATCAGCAACAAGGCTATTCACCTCTTTAAGCACTTCTGCCCGATTTCGACCTAAAGCTATCTCATCATTAATTAATTTTGGCTTTAATTCAGGATGATTAAGATGTGCATCACGGAATTTTTCGGCAAAGCTTTGATTTAAATCAGGTGGTTGTCCAGAAAATAGAGGATTATCTCCTTGCTCTGTTGGTGCTGTTGGGTTTTGATTTTCTGGTGCTTGATTGCCTGTTTCAAACTGCTGTTGATCTGGCTGAAGTTGGTTGTAATCAACTGGTGCTTCAATGTTTTGTTCTTGTGGCGCATTGCTGTCAATTATCCCAGACTGTTCTTGCTGAATAAATTGCGGTTCTATAGAGTCGAAAGTGCTTAGGTTTGGATCAGGCTGTGCTGGACTTAATCCCTGTGGTGTATAACCAAAATCATTCAATTCAGGCTGATTCATACCAGCATTAACCTGTTCTTTAACGTGGTTATTCACAATGCTTGTTAAAGTTGGTTTAACTGGCTCTAATGGTGCTGCAACTTCGCTTTCAGGCATTTGGCTATGCAAATTTGCAAATACGTCTATATCTTTAGAAAGTGACTCGGCTTGTGGTAAATCAATAACTCCATTGGATATAGCATCCATAATGGTTTGTTGTGCTGAAGCTTTATCGCCATTTATGGCATGACCAAACACAGCACCCGCAACTGGGTCGCGCTGTATCTTTTCGGCTTGATCAAGACTTAAAACACCGTCACTTACAGCCTTAACAACCAAGTTGGTTGTGTCGGCCATATCATATCCTGCTGGTTTAAAGCTTGGCTGTGCTGGTGCTTGTTCAGCAATAGGTTCTTGCGTTGGTGCTGGTTCTGGTAAGTCTTCAGGTTGAGCTTGTTGTAATTGAGTTTGTTGATCCTGATTTGTACCAGGTTCTTGATCTTTAGGTATCAGTCGTTGAACGAAATAAGGTGTGTCTATACCAAATTGTGTATAACCATCATGAAGATTCTTAGCACGTTCCTGAATCAGTTGTAGATCGTTTTCAGCTTCAGCGACACGTTCAGGGTTATTAAACTGCATGGCTTCAGATAAATTATTTCGCGCTAAAGCTTCATCTTTACGAAGTGCATTGGTCTGGTTGCGAAGTTCTTTTGCTATGGCTTTGGCTTGGCCAGTCGGCGTATGGCCTGAAGCGGATTGCATACCGCCGCCCATGATAGCCCCGACAATTCCTTCATCTATAAAAGATTGCCCTACTTGTTTCCAATCGATCGGCTTGCCGCCAATATTTGCACTGGCCGATTGTGAGCCATATTCACCAATTGCACCTTGTAAGCCTTCCTCCAAGCCTTGTTTGCCAACCATTTTTAAAGCCGCTTTATTTGCTTCAAGACTGACATCAGGTAGATATTTCGAAATACCTGTGCGTTCGGCTGCTTTTAACTCTTGTTGAACCAGCTTTTGATTTACTTTACCGCCAGCAATGATATTGCCAATAGTTGAATTAGGAATTTTCTTTAAAATACCAGAACCCAATACCGCGCCACTTGGCGCGATAATGTCTAGTGCGGTCATCGCTGTGCCGTACTTATCAGCAGCACTTTCAGAAAGTGTATCTAATGTATCGGCATGGGCCTTTTGTCGGGATTGATCTACCGATAAACCCGCATTCAGATTTTCATTAAATTTTTGTTCATATAATGGGTTGCCCTGAAGTTCCTGCCATGTCGGAAAATCTTGCTGTAGATTTTGTGTTGCGCCCTGACGCACTTCACCATAGTTTTGAGTGTGTCCAGCGATAGTACCCACACCTAAACCAAAATAAGGTGCTGCGGTTTTTGCTATGCCACCTAAAACTTTAGTTGTTCCCGCTGCGGCTCCCATTGGAAGCGCCATAGCTGGAATTGATTGAACTGCCCCTATTCCAAGCTGTGCGGCTTTACCCATTTCGCCACTTTGCATCGCTGTTTGTTGACTTGAAGCAGATTTGCCAAAAGCTTTGGCTGTAGAATCTGACGAGTTCGCTATACGATCAAGCGTAGTGCCTTTTTCATTTTCTCCAATATCGTTTGCAAATCGGGCAATACTACCAACCATATTGTTTGCGCCCTGACCAAAGGCATTGGCAAGCGTGTCAGCAGTAGAAAGAGCTGTTTCTTTGATAAGAGGTAGTTTGCTGCCTGTTTTAACAGATTCACGTACAGCGCGTTCTGCACGTAAGTCTTTGGCTGCTCCACGTGAGTTTTGACCATCTTTAGGCAAGAAACCAAGCTGCATCATGGGTGCATTGGTTTTCTCTTGCCAACGCTTCATAGCATTGGTTAGATCGGTTTCATTAGCCCCTTTTTTGACTAATGCGGGCTGAATGTTTTCTCGCCAAATACGCTCTCGTTCATTAAATACTTGGTTTGGTTTTAAGCCTTTATCTACAGCATCGTTTAAGAAGCTATTGAAAAATTGTTCAGGATTCACAGCAATTTCCTCTATAGGTGAAAGTTGCTGTTCGTTGCGGTGCTAAAAACTAGCTAAATCAAATAAAATCTATATATTATTTCTATTATTTTACTTAACTTTTATAAGATTGAATCATACTTAGGAAATTATATGCTTGTTTTGGTGGTTTTAGGTTTGGTTTCTGCATTTGCTGGACGGTATGTAAAGAATAGTTTTCCAGTCCAGAACTGGTCAGTAAACCAACGTCAAGCTCTAAGCGTTGTCTGGTTTCTGGCCTGCGTACTTATATTATTGGGTTTAAATTGGCTCGCTATTGCTATGCGGTCGTCCGATCTTGTGACCTTGAATAACCCCTACGAAAATTTTCTAGTTAATTACTTATTTAAATCCATTGGTTCAGGGCTATTAATGGCCTTTATTTTCAACACTTGTATGGTTTTTAAACTAAATTCTTCACAATAATAAAGGCGCTATATGAACAAGACTTATTTTATTTTTATTGTTATTGCTTCAGGTCTGTTTGGATGTACAAGTAACCCATACAACACTTACTACAACGGCAAGGTAAATAGTGATGCTCATACAACTGGCCATCAAGTAGCGATTCAAAACTCTGCTAATCTGTCTGTTGACACGGACAGCTTGATTCGCAAAGGTTATTCTGTTCTAGGCATATCTCAGTTTAATGGCCGTACTGATAAAGCCAGTCAAAAAGATATAATGAGCCAAGCTAAAGCTGTTGGTGCAGACTTAGTATTAGTCCGATCTGTATATTCACGGACTGAAACAGGCTCTTATGCTTTATCTGTGCCAAATATAAGTTCAAGTCAAATCAATGCTAATACGAATGTTCGTACCAATTACAACACCTATGCAAACTACAATACCAATGCAACCGTGAACACTTATGGTTCTAGTATCGTAAATGTTCCTGTAAATACCCAATACAGTGATCATGCCGCAGTATTTCTAAAAAAAGAAAAAGTGAAATTGGGCATTAGTTTTGGTGATGTGCCTGAAGCTGATAAAAAAAGAAGGCAAAGCAATTCTGGTGCTTACGTTGCAAGAGTGGTAGACAATTCCCCTGCTTTTAATAGTGATATTTTAAGGGATGATATTATTTATCAGGTGAATGATTTTAAAGTTGGAACGCCACAATCACTTAAAAATTATATTGAAGATTTCAACGGCAACAAGATGCATATTAAGATAGATCGAAATGGAAATTTGATTGAAAAAGATGTAAATATCGAATAAAAAAGGCGCTTAAAGCGCCTTTTTTACAACTTTTTGAATAGATAATCTGGTGTGTTCGTACCAGATTTATCCTGAAGAACAGACTTAATGCCTTGAGTCATGAACGGATTTTCAACACTATTGGATTTACCTCTCTGTGTATTCCCACTATCCCCCACATCAGACATTATTTTATCAATATCCCCGCCTGACATAGTCGCTTTAGGTTTATTGGCCTCAGTCTGACGTTGTGCCGTTTGCTTGGGTTCATTAATCCACTGGCCTGCTTCAGCCAATGAAGAAGCCCCCACTAATTGAGCCGATATGTTGTAGGCATAATTATTAAGCTGTTGAGGTGTCATGGTCATTCCGCTTTCAGTTGTTTTAAGGGTGTTTAAAACGACCGAGTTAATTGCATTGAAGGCATTGGCTCTATCTTGAGTAGATTTACCACGTGTAAACTGGCTTACAAGCTGTTGGGTTCCTGAAAACCCTCCTTTAATCTTGGCAACGGATTTTTCACCAAGTTCTTTGGCAACTGTCTGAGCGACAGTATCTACGCTTGAATTAACCGTTTTTCCAAATTGGGTCGTTGCTGCCGCTTTAGTACTGTCCAAAAACTGATTGTTCCCAAGCATTCCTAAAGCTTCATTGTATTTAAGAATGTGATTATAAGCCTCTGTTTTAGCGGCTTGGCTTACATTTGGATTTGAAGCAACATAATCAAACCAACCGCCTTTTTGCCCATTCTTGTTCCATTGTTTTAAGGCCGCGTCTACAACTGGCTCACCAAGATTATATGAAGCTGCAATTAAACTGCTGTCACCTCCGTATTTTTTATCTAAAGCCTTGATATGAGCAGCACCAGTCATAATATTGGCTTGTGGATCGGTTAAAGGATTGCCATCGATACCATACTGTTTAGCAAAGCTTTGAGCGTATCGTTTATTAAGCTGCATGTGGCCAGTGCTTGTGCCGTTATAGCTATCAACATTCTGGCCTGCGCTTTCAATCGCCATCATCCCCATAGTTTTAATATAGAGATTCGGATCATTCTGAAGAAATGACATCATCGGGGCATTAGATTTAGCAAACTGAATTGCACCCTGTACACCACTTTGAACCGCTTTACTGGTCTTACCGTTGGGTGTGTTTTCTGCCCGGTAATTCTGTCCTTCTTGCCCGATCACTGTACGCTCAGTAGCACCCTGTTGTCGCAATTGCTCAAGTGACAAATTATTGCCAAATTTAAACTGCTCTAAACCCAGTTCATTCTTGAACTTGTTGTTGTCACGATCATTGTCGAAAGCAGCTTGAAGCGACATTTTTTGAGCTTCCCACTTGTTCTTACGATCCTCTTTGGCTTGTTCTGCTGCTGAAGCAATTTGTGTACCATAAGACCCTACAGGGTCAATTTGTTGGTAGGTCGCACCTATAAAATCATTAAACCCTACTCCCTTTCGGGCTTCTTTAACGATTGCACCAGTGTTTTTATCCACCAGATTTATAGTCACTGAATTGGTTGCTGGATCAATTGAATAAGCCAAAGCATGGTTAGGATTAAAATTCGGATTCCCTACGTTATCCTGATTAGCATTATCTACATAAAGCTTTGCAGCTGATTCAAGATCACCATTTTGTTGATATTGCTGATATAACCCAATTTTCTTGTTTAAGCTTTCTCGTCGCTGCTGCTCGGCCATAGCGCGAGTATTCGTCGCAAGAGTTTGATCGTTTTGCTTGACGGCTTGATTGTGTAATTCAAGCTTTTGTCTGTCTGCTTCATCTTGTCGTGCGCGATCATATTGCCGTTGTTCATTTTCTTTTTGTTCCTGCTTATTAACCTGAAATCCATTCAGTACACCTAGCCCCGCAGATGCGGCCACTTGTCCCCAGTCAATAGACATAATCAATCTCCCTTATGTTGTTAGGAATGAATTTTGATTGGCGTAAGGTGCAATGCCGCGTGTTTCGTCAAACAGCACACCACTACCAACTGAGGTTCCATTAACTTTTAAGCCCTTTGTGGAACTTTCGATATTATCAATTGGTACAGTGGTGGTTTTATTTGTATTCATGTTGGATAAAAGCCCCTGTGTAATTGACGATAAGCCACCAGCAATAGCTTGATTAGCAAGTTGTGATTGCGAGTTAGCATTACTGGATGTAGTAGATGCCAAGCTTGAAGCTGAATTAGATACTGTATTAGCAGCCCCATTAATCAAGCTATTACCCTGCTGATACACACCAAAACGACGATTCCAAGTCTGATCAGCGGCACTTTTACGCTCTGTATTACGCGCATTAGTCACATTGCCAGCCGTTGCAATGGCTTGACTAAGTGATAACTGGCGATTAGAAGAATCTGCGCGGCCGCTGTTCGGATTAATACCAAGTCGCTGATTTTGGTTGTCTAAAGCAGTCTGAGCGTTCTTAAATGCTGTTGCTGTATCTGCTGAAGCTTCGGACGTGACTTGTCCTAGATTTGGGTCTACGCCCTCCTCAGCGCCTTTAACAACTAAATCAATGATGCCGCCATATTGATTTTGATAATCTTCATAGCGTTGCTTATTAAAATTCAGTTGATCACGTTGCAAAGCAATGGCTTGCTTTTGCGTTTTTGCAGCTTTATTGCTGCCCATAATCCCGCCAATTGCAGTGACAGCACCTATGCCTACGGCTACCCATGTCATAGTGAAATCTCCAATTTATTTTCAATTCGGTATTGGCGCACATCGTCTGGCTGGACGATTAATTCACGCTCTATTTGTTCTAAGTCTGTTAGGTGGGTTTCATGCACGGTCTGAAATACAAAATCTTCAAGCGCAACAAAGAGTCGCTTAATGCCCTTAGGCGCGACAAATTCAAATGGTGCAGAGATTTCAGCCCAACCATACTCGGAAAATACGAGTGCTTTACCTGATATGACACGGCATAAATGAGCATGACGATGTGTTTTGCCGATGATCATGTCACCAGCATTAAGATACATCTCACGTGTGTATCGGTTTGGCTCAAAATAATGTTTAAGCGGTGGATCTAGTTTTGCATCATTAGGAACCAAACTAATAAGCTTGGCTTCGAGTTGATTTAACCGATCCAGAAAAGCTACACCAGTTAGCGCAAGATCGTTGTGTAGCGTGATGAGGTCGTACATAAAACACCTATATGAAATTAGGTGTTCGTTGCGGTTGCCAAATTAAGCAGAAATATCCAACAATAGGTTTTATAATTAATATCTTTATGTTCTGTATTTTACACATAAATTAAGATTTTCGCAGACACATTTAAATATTCAGATAATTACCCGGTGGTTGGTGGCAGTAAATCACGTTTTCAAAATATCCAGCTAAAGCCCTTACCACATTGTTTCCAGCAACATATCTTTGTCGTCTTAAACTTACAAGGACTTTGTTGGCCTGACTAAAATCAAATATAGGTTCAAAAAAAGTATCGGCATAACTGACACCACTTGCACTATATTTTAAAGCTGAGTAGTAAGGCAGACTTGATCGGCTAGTGATGAATACGTTTTCTTGTAGTAATCCACTTGGCACATTAATGGTATATGTTACGGCTGGATCATTGTTTACATTAACACCACCAGTCAAAACCCCCATGTTTTGTAAACAACCACGTCTAGCATCAAAGATTAGATCACCATTCCCATTCATTGCTGCTGCTGTAATTTGCGCACGTTTAAGTCGTGGATGAGTTGTGTAGATGCATACTTCAATTTGTGCGTTCTGCGTGTTCGAGAATACTGAACAGCTTAGAGTTGCTTGGCCAGCATCATTGATAGTTGCACTAACCACCCCACTAAACCCAATGTTGGCATTAACAGGCCTGCAAGCTAAAATTAAACTGCTATCAAGTTCAACTCCATTGGCTACCGTTGAATCAATATCAAAGCCAAGTTTACGCGCTGAATCCTGAACAATTGATATATTCCCGCGCCATGACCACGATGGGAATAGGCTTGTTACTGTAGTCGATTGTGTGACCTGAGTGCTTGTTGATATCGTGGTTCTAAGTATGAGCTTGGGTATGATGTAGTTGTCATCGATAATGACTTTGTTGTTGTCATTGGTAATCTGTATATATTTAGCCACGATAACCACCGTACCGAATATATGTGGTATTTGCTGCAATCATAGGTGTTCTATACAAATTCTGTTCTTGACCAGTAGCTTTGATATAAGCCTTTTTCCCTCTAAAATATACTTTCCAATTTGTGCTATATATTTGCTCAAAGTAGTAATCAGTAGATGTAACCTTATCGACTGTCAAAAATGGGTTGCTTATTTCAGAAGGTAGATAAAATGAATATTCAGCAACCCCATCCGAATTAGCTGTAATTTCAGGGAGTAGGATTTTTCCCTGCATATAACACAATTGTAATGTTGGATGAAAAGCTGGAATTAAGCGACCACTACCGTTGTAATCCACATATATATTTGCTGGCATCAGTCACCTAGCCCGATGAAAATACGATTTACACCAGCCGTATCATAGAGCCAGATATTCGGCCCTTCGATGACTCCACGCCCAACACCCGCTTTGTAAGATTCAAACCGCCCCATATTTGCAGATAGAACACTTAAACTATCAAAACGTCCTTGAGCCGCTTGAACAATGTTTGCTCTCATCCGATCCGCTGAAATGTCGCCAGTTGTGATTTTATCAGCACCCAACCAGCCGATTTTTGCATTATCAATTGAACCATCTTTAATTACGGCTTTGTTAATGACCGTCTGATTGCCATCGATCACCATCGGATACACGTTGCCCTGTGGCGATTCAAAGAAAAAACGATTGGCCATAAAACCAATTTCCGACTTTACTTGGCCGTTAATCATTTCTGAAGCAACACCCACACCAGATACCACGCCATTGTTATTAATTTGAAGCATGGCTAAAGCTTTGATGCCGTCAATAACTTGGGCTTGCTGGGTGATGGTTACGGTGTTGTTGGCTGTAACTTTATATACTGCTGTTGGAGGCGTATATTCATTGTAATAATGCCACCAATACTGCGTCTTGCTTCCTTGAGGCTCAGTAATTTTACCGTCGCCGTCAGGCATAACTACCGTAGCGTTGTCTGGTATAGACGCATGATATTTCGCACCTCCACGCAACCAAACAATTTCAATGCTTGATTCACCAGATTGGTCAAATTTTATTAAAGGTGGGGCGTTGCCTGTCGTCCATCCCCAATCTGATTGCTCAATCTCACGGTTAGCTCCTCGTACCCCCCATCCAATTGCGCCCACACTCCAACTATAGTCGAGCATAAATCCGTAGCGGTGAGTCGCCCAACTAGGAACTGATAGAGCGTCTAAGGCTGACCACACACGCAGCCTTTGACGCGGATTCCATAGAATAAATCCAACGGGATAAGCCTTTCCTACTTCACGAGAAGACAGGTCAATGGTAATCGCAACTGCATTAGCCTGCCCTGTATCCTTAATATTATTGACTGTTGACGTAAGCGTTGTTGTTTGACTAACTAAGCTCGATACCTGTCCGTTTAGATTAGATACCTCAGCCTGTGTTTGTGTAATTGCCGATGCGTTTGCATTAGACTGAACCTCTATTGATTTTGGCGCTCGCATCCAATCTACTTGCCCTGACAGCAGATTTTGCGCGGTAAAACCTGCACCACCTGTTCCATTACTTACAACCACATCAATAACTGATACGCCTCCAGCAAGCGAAAATGATACTTGATTAGTCGCATAGCTATTCCACTCAAAGACTTTTTTCTGATTAACGTAAATTGCATGCGCATCATCACCAGTAAAATTGCCTAGATTGATTGTTTTCGCTGCTGACACGCTGACTATTGTCCGAAAGAAAATAATAGTGTTAACCCACCAATAACTTTTTAATGTATCGCCATCAGCTAGGTAGTTTCTGGAGACAGTGGCAGCTTTTCTCAGCCAAGAATAGTCTGGAACAGTAAACTGCGACCAATCTGATCTGTTTGCTGTTGTTAACTCAGTCCATAACCATTGATTGGATTTTGTCGCGTCTGGCTCTGTCGGTAGTGACGTACTCACACTTGCGTCGTACTGCTGAATGCCCGAAGCAATTGCTGTATTCGTTTCGGTTTTTGTAGAATAGGTATTTGTTACTAAAGCTTGGAAGCTAGTGAGTGCTTTCTCTCCGTCTTCTGGCGCGGGAGTCCAGTCAGTGTTTTTATCTCCAATCTCTAATTTTATGTTGCTTACTACGAAATCTGTTCCGTCGACTCCACCAGATTGGTTGTAGTACCATATATCTTTCGGATTCTGTGTGGTGTTACCGATTGACATACGTGCTGTAACGACATGCGTTCCAACAGGATACGCTGTAACCGTACTAGCCCAAACTCCCACATATTGCGTACCCCCTTGTATAGCAAAAGACAATTCAAATCCGATGCGATTCCGCGAAGCAATTGTGCTTATTTGATTTTTTATTTGTAGAACAAACGATAAAGTTATCCGCTTGCCTGCTAACTGACGAAAGTCGAAAGTTGACGATATAGCTTTATTTCCAGATGATTTACTGTCTAAGAAATAGTTACGGCCACCGATCTGCATCGCGTCAACTTTGTTTTGTGCGTCAGCTTGCCATAAAGATTGTAGACCCTGCTGCGAAATAGACACAACTTCATCTTTTCCAGCTTTGGTTTGTTTTACGTCATTAATTGAAGCTTCGTTGTTGCCGACTCTACTGTTTAGCCCTTCGATTTTCGTTGTGTTTGCATTAGCTGTGTTATTTGCGTTGTCTGCTGTAACTTTTACTTGATCAACATAGCTTGAATCAGCCTTTTTGATTTCAATGATCTCAGCGGCATACATAGCCGATACTTGTGTAGAGATAATATTGTCGTAATTAATACCCCAAGCACTCGACCCGTTGTTAAACGCGAAATCAATAATATGAGTGCCGATTGAGAGCGGAATTGTTACGTCAGTACCCGTACCAGAATATTCACTTTTTGAATAAAACAGTTTTTGATCAACATAAATCGCATGTGCATCATCACCCCTGTACTTTTGTATTAATAGATTTGTCGCATTGGCTACAATTACAATGAAGCGATAAAAGCCAATGGTATTTTCATTCCCGCTTGATCCATTTAATTGATATTTTTCAACGTATCCTCTACTTAGCATCGAATAAGTTGAAAGATGCGCGTAGTTAGGGATAACATTTGCTGCCAAATCAGAGCTTTTCTTAACAATATATGCTGCAAATAAGTTTTGCTTGTTTATGTCGGCATTAGTTGAAAGAACGCTAGTGCCGATTGCCGCATTTAATGCGGTTAAATTAGTGGCATTTGTATTTGACGTGCCAATTGCAATTTCTGCTTTATTTAATGCCAAAGCTGTATTTTGTTCCGCTGTAGACACGCGGCCATCTAATACATCTGTTTTATTTATGGCGGTGGTCGCGTCAGTAACAGCAACATTTACACGTTGCCGTACTGTCGCTAAAGCTTGGTCATTAGATTGCTTATATGTTGTTATTGATTCAGTAGCATTATCAGCCGTTTTTTGTGCTGCCGTAATTCCATTCTGAAGTTGTATAGCTTCAGCAATGCGATCTTTCTGTTCAGTATTAATATCTGTAATTAATTCATTGATTGCTTGAGAAGTTTCTGCTTTTGTTTTATCAGCATCTTGTTTAACTTTAAGAATGTTTTCTTGGTTGACTGCAATTAAATCAACTTTGCCCTTCAGTGCTTGGCTTAATGTACTTTCGCTGATCTGGCCAGTAAGTTGATCAATCAGATAATCCACGTTAATACTGGTTTCAGCACTAGCTGAAGCAGATATATCACCCGCAATACCAAATTTTGAAACAGTACGAACCCAATAATAAGCTTTTGCCGCATTGCCAATATAATCTGTATAAACATCGCCCATACTTGAGCCGATATTGATTGCTTGGCCAAAGTCATTGACTTCAGAACGATAAACCTCGTTTGAACCAAAATATTTATTTTGTGGCGTTTCCCACGTAAGCGTTATTGTTGAATAACCACCTTTGGCCATAAAATTAGCAACAGCTTTTGGAACAATAGTAGACCCTTCTGGATTATCACTATCAGAACCATCAGGAATCTTGATATTTCCATCTTTATCAATAAATCCAGCTTTTGCTAAATCTTTCGTTCTGACATAGCTTTTAGAACCTTCGTCAACAATTCCAGAAATGCTTTTAATCCATCGCTGTAATGTTGGATCATCAACTTGCGGTAATGCGCTTAAACTGCCCGCTATTGATTTACCTGAAGCTTTTGAGCTACGAATCCGTTTAACAATATTATTACTGCTCATTTTGATAGCTCCACCATAGTTTCAGCGAGAACAATGTCACGCACATTGGCATTACCCGATATTTCTAGCTGCCAGTCATAACGCTTAGAATGATTCGGCAAACGAAATGGCTTTCGATCCTTCAGTTGCTTCTCATATAACAGTTGATCATCGGCAAACACTTTGAGTTTTAAATTGCGATATGAATCAGCAACTACCATAGCAGCAAGTAGCCTTGCGCCATCTCCACTTACGTCAAATTTTTTACTGCGCCAAGTAAAGTCAAGACGGTCGCTGGCCGTATCGTCAAGTAAATAAACTTTGTTGTTGTTATCAAGAAAAAAAAGCTTTTCAGTTTGTTGGTGTCGGGTTGCCGCTTTGAACCAAAAATCCAACTTAGTGATACCAAAATCGACTTGTCGCGGATCAAGTAGATATGCGCCTTTATCTGCACCATTTTCATAGAAAAATAGATATTTACCGCGATATTCAACCGCATGAATACTTGATGGGTTTAACTTTTGCCATGAGTCCTTATCAAAGAACGAATCTGAAATGAGCTTTGCGGTCGCACCGTAGGCCATGACGATGCCGTTTGGACTAGCATAACAAACACAAGTAGCCATGCTGACCATAGAGCGTTTAGAGATACAGGCTTCATTTAAGGGTAATTCCTCTACTGTGGTGCTGTTTGGGTTAATGCCTGAGATGATGTAGGGCGTGGCTGTGGTGGCTGCAATGATGTAATTTTCATAATGGCCCATCGCTACAATGTCGTATTGCAACGTGACTTCATAATCACGTGGCCATGCATACGGATAATACGGCTCGGAAAAACAGGCAAACTTATCAACGAATGCATAGTTCACGCCTTTTGGTGTTACGCCTAAGCCTTTTAAGCCTGTACGCGGTGCATCCCATGTGATAGACGGTAATGGATCGGCAGTATTTAAATCTTGTCCATCCGTTTTGTCTGTGTATTCAAGAACAGCACTCCCAATTTCAGCAACGAAATAAAGATCCGTTGCGCCATTAGAGCCAGTTAATGAGCGATAAATGCGCTTTTTCTTAATATTGCGGCCATTGGCGGCATTGGTGTCGATGATTAATCCTGAGAGAGTAACCGTAGATTTGTCATGCGGAATTGTGAGCATTGCACTTGCTGGGCTGGGTGCTGATTCTTCGCCAATCTCAGTTACATACGTGTAAACATATAAGCGTGACTCGTCTGCAAGTGCTTCGAGTTCTTCTTCTGTATATTGAGTTGAATGACTACCGATTGTTGGTGCTTGAGTTGGTGCTGGAATACCAAGTTTGTACCAAAACTTAGGGTTATAATCCGCACCAGATGTTAGGTTGGGTGAATATGAATAGAGTAAGTGTCCTTCGACACGGCTATCGCCTGACCAGTACACGCGGCGATATTGATCGTCAGCAATTGGTGAATAAGTTAAATCGACAAAGCTTGGGAATTGAAAAAAGCCTGATTTGTCTGGAAAGGAATAATATTTAAAATCATTAATTGCTGTACCCATCTCAGCCAATTGGGTTTCTAATTTTGTTTTATAAAATGGTCGTAATACACCACTCGTCACATCTACATTTAACGCCAGTTCTGCTGCTGTATCTTTTAACTTGGTTGAGTGAATGCGCGGGAACATGCCGAGAAAGTTAGAGATTTTGATTCGCATAGATTTTCCTGAAGAATAGACATAAAAAAGCCCACCCGAAGGTGAGCCATTTACATAAATGTAGGTTTTATTCGCCGATTGACTTTAGAAATGTTCAGACCATTGTTACGCATCTGAATCGCATCTTTGATTGTTTGCTGATATTTCTCTTGATGCGGTGCGGCTGCATTCGGTTGTGACCATGCGCGATAGGGTTGCATTTGAAGATAACTAACAATGCCAGAAATCAAGCCTTCAGAAAAATATTCCATGATGAAATCGGGATATTCACCACTGGACATACTCGGCATGAGTGAAACAAGCGGCTGTACTAGCTTGCCAACCATCCGATCAGGCTTATTGAACATTAACTTATCGGGCGGTGATAAGTAATAATCAAGGCTATCTTCACCATACACGCCACAACGACCGTTAATACCCCAAAGATGAATAATTGTGGATCCTTCAGGAATATTTAGACTTATGACTGGATCATCTTCAGCAGTAATTCGCTTATCTTGACAGTCATAAGTCCAAATGCGGGTTTCTTTGCATAAATCCCGCACAACATGGCGTGTAGCATCATATATAGCAGATTCAGGGCATGGAGATACGTGGATTGCCACCATATCAACTAAATCATCATATAGAGCCATATCGATTAGCCCGCCTTAGTTTCTTTCGCTGGTGAAAGATAGTTGTCGATAGTTGGTTTAGCTCCAATGAGCTTCAGACCAACATCTAAATGCTGCATACCCACCCCTTTACCACCATCACCAGACAAGAGCTTATAGATCATAAATTCCTGAAGCGGTTGCATGAATACAATATCAACAGGTAACGGTTGAGACGGATCAGTAATTTCAGGCGGTGAAGCTGAATATTCAATTTCAACCTTTACCCCCTGATTGGCTGGTGGATAAACGTAAAACCATTTAGGTGCGCGTTCATCAAACATATATTCTTTGACAACTGCGACTGGTGGCCGTGAATGCCAGTTTGGTGATACTGCATCTAAATCAGAAATATTTACAAGTTTGATTGACCGACCAATTTCACCCGCTGCATCAATATTACGAACCACTTTTAATAAGCGCACACCGTCCACAGGCAGATTTTGCCGTGTTCCTTTGACGCATTCAAACGTGTGTATTTTAGCTGTGGCATCAGGACGAATTAAAACAAGCATTACAAGTGCTTGATTCAAAGCAGATAGCAACAGTTCTTCAGACCATGTTGTTTTATCTACATCGTTTAATTGTGTCGCTGATACCCCATCTAGCAAAAACTGACAGGTAACAGACATAATGATTATTCCTCATCCTCGATATTGGCATCACCAGCTTGGCCATTATCAGCATCAACACCTGACAAAGCAGCTTCATGAGCATTGCGTTCTTCTTTTTTACGCTCAACCGCAATAGAACGGATCATTTCATTTGCCGTCATTGAGTGAGCTAAATCAATTTCATAAGTATCACTCGCGTATAAAGATAATCGCTCTTTGTTTTTAGGCGGTAGTTTTAATACGTCCTTAGCAAATGCCTGTAACCAGTCATTAGAAACGGTGTTTAGATCGACCGATAACAAGTCATTACCATCGGTAGGGTCAAAACCGTCCTCATCATTGGTATTGGCTGAAGGAATTTGTGTTGCGGGCTGATAGGTGGCTTGGCTGTAAGGACGAAATGATTCACGAATGCTAATGAGTCGATCATAATGATCATCATTCGTTACATCAGCAATATGAGGAGACTCTGGATCATTCGCATCGAGAGGGCGAAAACGGTAACTAACTTGTTTTGCAGCACTAAAACCAAACGGAACATCGGAGCCGCCTTTGCGTTTAATTAAACATTCAACCAGTGTTTCGGATTTTAAATCGACTTTTGACATGAGCTATACCTTTGGCAATTTTAGGAAATGATAAGAAAAAAACCTGATCATTTAGACCAGGTTATTTTTAGTGATTTATGACTGAATTAATCGGTAGATTGTCGGTATCGATACGAAAGCGTCACACCAATTTCTTTGCCAACGGCTGCATTAGCTGCGGCTTTTACTTTGGCCACAAGATACATCGGCATTTCTAAGCCCTTATATCGCAAAGCCGCTTTAGTTAAAACGCCATCTTGTATGCCGTCATCGACAAAACTAACACCTGAAGCCACTGTAATAGTGGTAGTTGGTTGTTCAATGTCATCAACAAGTAAAATATCAGCCGTTAAAGCTGCAATGCCATCACTATCAGCTTTCACGGAAACAGGGCGATAACCCTCTTTAAATGTGCCGAGTACGATTAAATCATTCACCGCCAACGCTGTTGCGATTGCAAATTTCAAAGAAGAACGATGCTGAAGTACGACACCCGTATTCGTTGAAAAGGGTAAAGTTGAACGGTTTTCATAAGACGGTGCTGGAATAATTTGAGCCATTGATAGCTACTCCCAAAAAATGAAGAATAAAAAAAGCAGCCCGAAAGCTGCTTTATGTTGTATTTGAATTAAGATTTTTTAGGCTTATCTGCCGCTGTATCAATTGCGTAAGAGTTTACGTCCTGATCATTGAAACGTGGGCGTTTCACAGCAAACATCATACGGCCTGAAATCACATGCTTGTTATCATCCACATCGATAGTTTTTTCAGTCCAGTCGGCTCGTAAATTCGCGCTTGACGCATTACCGAAAGCAGCAACAAGAGCTTGACGGCCCATGAATGAAGCACGAGCCGATTTAATGTTGCCACCCGCACCGTAATTGTTTTCAAGCGACACGTTTTTATGGGTTTTGATTGTAATGCCGCGATATTCACCCACTTTGTTTTTAAACAATGGTGAGTTTTGACCATCCGATCCCGCTGCCGCTTTCTGGATTTCAAGCCAGCCAGCCGTACCCGCATCATGGCGCAAATCGTGCAATTGGTAAGGGTGGATGATACACATAAATGCATCTTCACCATTTTTATCCAGCGGTGTTAAGCGTACTTTGTTGTCTGCGTCACCACCTTCGGTACAAGCCTTGACTAAAGCTTCATCCAATACAGCCAGACCAAACTTGTCATCAGCAGTCAATGAAGCTTTAGACGTTGCCATGCCACCATATAAGAGATGATCTGCGTCATAATCTTCAAATTCATGCGTATCACGAATCGCGTATTTAACACCTTTCGGCACTAAAAATGGGTTCTGGCCGCGACGACCCGCTAACTCCATGTGAACAGTTTGATCGAAGAAGTTCGCAAACCATTCTGTCAACTTGGTTTTAGAGATGGCACGGTTATCGTTGACAGTGCGTTTGTTCGACATGCGACCGCCCACGTCCACACCATGACGTACCTGATTGATTGTGATTTCATCAGAGTAGGCAGACAGTGTTTCCAAGTTGCCTTCTAGGTTGTCATCACCAAAGGTTGGCGCACCTGTGATTTGCATGTATAGGTCATAAGTGATTGCATCACCTTCACCTTTGGTCAAATCGTTTAGTACCACAATTGGCGCATTGGCCATTTGTGCGCCCTTATCAACGCGATTGGCATTTACAATCAGGTTTTTCATGACCCATGATTTAGCCATTGTTGAAGTGAATAAAGCACCCGCATAATGTTTCTTGGCCATCGGTGAGCCAAACGGGATTGCGCTTGCGTTGATTGCTTGAGGCATATTAAATGCTCCTAGATAATAAAAAAGTTAAAATTTAATCTTCGTAAAAATCGCTGCCGTAGTACGCAGCACGTTGAGCTGGTGTCATTTTTGAAATTGCGGTTTCATATTCGATTCCAGACAACTTGTCGATATGCGCGAATGGGTTGTCATCTAAACCATCCGTAGAAGGTACGTTCGCAAGTGAAACAGGGGGAACAAAACCGTCATGAGTTGGCTTTTTCTTTTGTTCCTGTTGCTGTCCAGTGGGCTTTGTATTTAATTCAGGATGACGAATCGCTAAGGCTGCACGTACTGTTTGAAGCACTTGAGTATTAGATAAACCTTCTAACTGCCCCGCTTGACCAAGTGCCGTTAAAGTCTGGTCAAACGCATGTGCCATATTTGGATTATTTTTGAGCAATTCATTTTCAGGCTGATCAATAAACGATTTTGCATCACGCGCCCAAGCCTGATTTAACGCCTCTTGACGACTTAGGTTTTGCTCTGCCGATGTATTGGCAAGATTAGTATGCTGTTGCTCGATTTGAGTGAGTTGTGTTTCATACTGATTTAGATCACGTTGTAAGCGTAGTTTTTGAGCTTCATATTTGCCCTGACCGATTTCGCCATTGTCAAAGTCTTCGCCCAGCTTCTCTAACTGTTCCAGCACATCATCAATTTTGCCCTGTGCATCTTCCTTCTGTTGAGTGAGTTCTGTGAGCTGTTCGGTATAGTCCTCAACTTCAGGAATATTGTTTTCCAAAGTTGGCTCATGCTCTTGTTTTGGTGCAGGCTCAGGTGGAGTTCCTGTTGGTGCAGCTTTAGGTTCTTGTTCAGGAGTAGGCTCAGGATCGGGTTTAGGCGCTGGATTGTTATTCTCGCCATCCTGACCTTTAGTTAAATCATTGAGAAAATCATCGTCAAGATCATCATCCTGAGTTTGATGAATCGGCTTACCAGAAGCATCAATCTGATTCAGTTTGTCTTGTTCTTCTAAGGCTTTAATTTCCGCAAGTTCTTCTTCAGAATATTCAAACTCGTTTAAGAGTTCATTCCCTTCGCTATCAATCTCAGTATTAATATCTGGCATGTTCGGCTCCACAAAATTCAGGCATAAAAAAACGCCCGATGAGGCGTATTGGGTTAAATGTGTTTATGTTGTTGCTGGTTGATTGATTGCACCGCTGTTAGCGCTGACCGCTTTAACATTGATATTTAAATCAATATTGAGTGGCTGTGCGTCATCATATACAAGCTCAATTCGTTCAATAGGGTAGCTCGCTTTCAATTTTGTGACTTGATCTTCAAGCCAGACCGTCCACTTAACTTCACGTGTACTTAACGCTTTCAAACGTGTTTCGTTGGCATCAGCGGGAATAACACCCTGCTGATCTTCATTAAGCTGAATCGAATAATTATCTTTGCCGCTTTCTTGTGTATAGAGTAAGGCGACCTTTCCTGTTGATCCCAAATATGACAAATTTGAAATTTGTGAAAAAAAGCTTTGAGCTAAAGCTGCTTCAATGAGTGAAAAACTTTTAAGTGACATAATAGTTACCTACATTTGTGGTTGTTGCTGTGGTGATTGAATTGGCTGCTCAACTGGCTGGCCAATATTTAAAAGGTCATCTACTGAAGCAATCATTTGATCAACAACTGGCAAAATGCCTTGCGATTGTACTGCTGTAACGCTGGTATCAACTGCGGTGCGTAATGCTTCCATTTTGTCTTTGATCGATGCGACCTTAGATTTAAGTATGACTGCGGCTGCATTGGCTTTCTGAAGTTCAGTCTGTGCTTTCTTCTGGTCTATTTCGGCCATGCGCGAATCAATATCGAGTTTCTGAAGCTGCTGCTGCTGTTGTTCAGCCTGTTGTTTTTGCTGCTGTTCCTGTGCTTCACGTTGTTGACGTTCTTCTTCAGTTTCGCTGAGTGGCGGCATACCCGCAGAATTGCGTAAAGATGAGATTAGGCGGTCTTTATCAGGCAAGTCCTGAAGCTCAATGGCTGCTGTAAGCATCGAAACTGCTAAATCTGGATTGCCTGTGTGCTGTGCAATTGTGCCAGCCACGCTAATAAGCTGTTCAGATAATGCTTGGCGCATCGTTGTACGATAATCACGTTCAGCAACAATAAAGTCGGACTGAGTACGTGTAATATCGGTTTCCATGTCACCATCTTCATTGATCCGCATAAACTCAATTTTGTCTTTGAGATTATCGGCTGTGATACGGAACTGCATCGGCTTATCCATAAACTGCTCAATCAGTGATAAAACCAACTCACCTTCTAGCTTTCTGGCCAGACTATGCATGTCAGACAATACGGTAGTGATCACAGTACCTTGTTCTTGCCGTGCCTGAATCGCAATACCACTGGTAGCATTGGTATTCATGCCGCGATTCTCGCCCGTTACACCTGAAATCTGTCGAATGTACGCGCTGTTTTCTTCTCCGACATTCAAGTGTGCGCCAGCGACATTAACACCATCTTCGATTTTTAGGTTTTTACCCACTTCAACTTCGATAATGCCGTCATGACGACTGACTTCATTGGCAAGATTGTTTGTATCCTCAACTGCCCCTTTGTCCATAATGACGCGACTGGTAGACATTAAAAATAATGCTCGGTTACGACGAACATTTAAGTCGCTTTGCGGATCACGAATCGAACGAATCACACCATAAGGTGAGCCTGATTTATCATTGAGATATGCGAATCTACGCACGAATGGAAAACGATTGTGTTTGTACGGTGATCGTTGGCGATATAGCACGGTTGTATCAGTATAAAGCGCACAATACATTTGCTCTCGTGTGACTTGAACAACACGAAAGCCATGTTCATTAATCAATTGAATATGCGTGTCATTTTTTAAGTCAAAGACTTCGTTATTAAATGAACCTTCGCCTTTAAGTACCTGTACACGTTCATTTTTCTTGTACCACATCTCATAAACACGCACACCGTCACGCTCACCGCTTGAATAATTCAGGCTTAATGATCCTGATCGTACACGCTCATGTGATTGACCGAGATATTCAAGCATCCCTTCATTGATCAAATCATCTTCCAGATCAGCCATATCTTCCGAAATACCAATCAATTCCGCTTTTTTGTGCGGAAAATAATTAATCAGGGTTTCGACTGGAACAATTTTGGTACACCACAAGTATTGCATGTCCGACATGTCAGGCTTACGGCTCTTAGAATCGCACAGCATATAACGCCACAGTTCATGCATTAGCTTGATTTGATAGTCACCATCTTGATTGGTCTCGTATGTAACACGTGTCCAGCCTTCACCCGTCTTGCACATATCTGAAAAGGCTTCTGATCGATGCCAACGTGCGTTATTGATATCGTCAATGTACTTGACGAGTTTGTTTTTACGCACAGACGGCTCTGAATCGTCTTCAGTACGTGGCATTACCGCCCAATCGGTACGCGCTCGGCGCTCACCGCCAAGAATCCAATCGACTGTAGGCTTAATTTCATTGAATACACGTGGCTTCTGTCCACGTTGTTCATATTCATAAAGCTCTGCTTCAGTAAATTGTTCACCATCATAAAAAGCCGCATCAATTGAACGCTCTGTACGTGATTTAGATTGCAATTCTAATTCACGCTGATACAAACCATTGGCCCACACCAAAAACATGCCATCTGGCGTATTCAAAAAGTCTTGAGCCAATGCATTAAGAGGTAATTCAGTCATTATCGTGCATCCACTAAAGTTTTATCATTCACAACCAGATGTAGGCCCATACGCTCAATTTCTTTTTCGCGTCTTTTTTCTTCTATCATCACATCTTCAGGTGGATGCATGACAAGCTCATCCGTATGATCAAGAATCAGATCGGCTAAATTGTGCGTTATATCTGGCATAAAGCTTCCGAATAGACACATACATGCATGAGTCGCCATCTTGATGAGTTCTTCAGTCTGTAAAACACCATGCATACTCTGACGTAAGATTATGTGTGTACGTCCATAGCCAAAGCTTTTACGGCACAGTATTAAAGCCGCATCGTCTTCTTTCTGGCCGTCTGGCTGCGTAATTGTCACATTGCTGATATACGCAACCACACCGTATTTTGCTGGAACAGGAATTTCCTTCAGAATCCCATACTGAATATCGATCAAATTGTTCTCCGATTTCTTTGTGTTGTCTTTTTGCTCGGCTGCACAATCGCATGGCGTAGCATCATGACTGCATATCTCATTGCATCCAGATAGTCGTCTCGAATTTTGACAATCTTGCCGTCTTTACGGTGATAGAGTCGTTTTTCTTCAAGTACCTGAACGCATGTACTAAATATTTTGAACTCACCCTTCTTCATTTTCTGAAGGATGAATGTCAGACTTGCTTCAACCGAGTTTGAACCATCTGGTAACGTGGCTTTTTCTGCCAGCATGTTTAGCTTTTCAGTCACATACTGGTCTTTGATCGGCTTACCACCGCCTTTTTCAGTGTTTACGCCATCATGCGGCCATGCAATCGGGGCAAAAGGACATAGCGCCCGAATATGCGGTGCATGTTCAATCGGTGTTCTACGTGAGCTGCCGTACTCATTAACGACATAAATAATGTCGGTATCACGATCCCACGCAAGATTGACTGCTGCGGTTGGGTGATCCCAACCAAAGTCCATGCCTGTGAGCCGTACCCAGTGCTTAGGAATGTCAAACGGCTGAACTGTAATATCCTTGTCATCCACTGGATAAATAGAGCCAGTACCAGCAATCGGAATACCTTTGGAACGTGCATCGTGTTCATGCTCTGGAAACTCTGCCAGTAATTCCTGCTTGGTTTTTTCGCTAAGATGGGGTGCATCATCCCATCCAGCGGTGATCATTGCCGTGATTCCTTTTTCGGCCTTCTTCATGAAGTCCAGAATCATTGCCGTTAAACCCTCAAGCGGGGTAAACGTAATAATCACAATACCTTCAGTCGTAGCGGTACGAGTCAAACACTCGGTATATACGTCCTGTGGCGGTTCCTCATCTAAATGAATAAGATGCTGTGCTGTACCCTCAAATGAGCCACGTCCTTGTTGATACGACTTTAAACCCAGCTTTGACCACTTACCGCACTTATGCTTGATCAGTGCCGTGTCAGCTAAGTCTTGTACGCCTTGCCGCCACGTGATTTTACCAATCAAGTGTTTTGGTATTAGTCCAGTACCGTCAAAAGTCTTTTTGCCTTTTTCGTAGATGACGTTACCCAGCAACTCAAGCTGAATAATGTCACGTGTGGTTTCGTTACTCTTGCCCGCTACCCAAGCCCGAATTTCTTCATTAAAGCGTTTACCTTCCCACCAGTGCGGATATAAACCTGTTAAGTGATATACATCTTCGGTACAGCCTGTAACGGTTTTACCTACACGGTTTCCCGCCATGAACAAACGGCTTCGGAAATCCGCACCAGCTTTAAAAAATGCTAAATGCTTGGTGTAAAGTTCCCTCTTTAAAGGGCCTTCATCGGGAAAAAGTCCGAATAATTTACAGTTCTTACGCCTGTCGTATTCTTTTAATAATTTTCTAAGCTTGAGCCGCTTATCTTTTGGCATCTCTGCCAATAGTCTAGAACGTGAATCCCTCGATAAGCTCTTGAATTTCTTGAACCAGCTCTGCGTCAGTGAAGTTTCCTTCGTCTTCGCCTTCACGTTCGCCTGCTTCAATTTGTTTTATTTCTGCTTTGGTCTTACACATTTGAACAAGCTGCTGCTCAAGTCGTGCAATCAAGGCTGTTAGCCTTGTAAACTCGTTAATGAAATCACGCCGCTGGTAGATGCGTTTACGTGAAAACACTTCGCTTTCTTTTTCTCGAACAAGGTCTTCATCACCGTCAGGGTCATATTCTTCACCAGCTTCACGCGCACTACGTTGTAAATCTTCAAGAAAGCCGCCTTCTTTACCCTCTTGAACAATTGTTGTTTCTTCAACTCGATCAATGACAGGCGCATCATTTGTGTTTTTATGCCATTTAAGTAAGTTGGCCAGTTGTATACGTGCAATGGCCAACTCTGTTTCAATGCTGCCTTGCATGTCTTTTGCTGCGTCAAGTTCTTCATCATCATAGATACGCGAATAAATTCCATGCTTTTGAGCATTCTTGTTTCCCTTTGGTGCGCCTTTCGATGCACCGCCATGTAGGTAGCACTTGCCTTTTCCAACATGGTCAGTTCTATAACCCGCTGGATGCTTGCATTTGCTACCTGTTCTCGTTTTCGCACCGCATTTATCTGACATATAACAGTGCTACTCACGAAATAAAAAAGACCGCAACGAACAGTTAGAGAGCAAATAATGCTCACGGTCAAACTGATTAAGCTTCATTCGTACTGACTTTGCCGTCACTGTTCAGTAGCGGTAAGTCAAAACGTGAAGCTAAAGGATTCTTTTGAGTGCCACACCAGCGGTATGCAATAACGCGGTCAGTAGCAAATGGTTTGATATTCACTGCATCAGATTGATTACCACCCAACACCATGATGTTGCCGCGCTGATCTTTACCAATGACAATACCTACATGGCCACCGCCTGAGCGATTGAAAACAACAATGCAGCCATACGCGGGTTTATTCAGAGCTGTACCCGCGCTAGCCCATGATTTAGCGCGATAGAAATCTTTAGGAATGTGCTTGGACAAATCAGCTTTAGCCATGCAATAGCCAGCAAATGCACCACACCACGCGGTTTCATCATCTTTGATCCATTGCTTTTGATTTGTCGCTTGAAATGCCAATGTCCACATAGAAACAATTAAGGGGTGATGCTTCACACCTTTAATTTCATGCGTTCCGATACGCTCACGACCTGCGGCCACCCATGCGAGTTCACTTTGACGAGTCATGATGCATATCTCCTAAAAATTTGTGGTGATTCTGGTATAAACCGTATGAGAAAAAGCCAATCGCAATCACAATCGAGATCCACGCCCAACTCAAAGAAAAAATGCCCATCAGCGAACCAATGAGCATTGATATAATTCCATTATGTGTGGCCAAACATCGCTTAAACGGCTTAATAAGTACACAGCCAAAGAAAATGCCAACGACCAACCAGCAATACTGCAAGTACGTTAATTTGCTGAAAAGTATGCAAATTGTTGAGATAACATTATCCATTGTCTCCCCCTTTGCTGCCCAACCAGCGCGTTAAAAACGCCTTAGCTGCATTGTGTGCAACAGGTAGTAGTTCAAATACCAACTTTTTAACGCTTGGTACGATTGCTGGCGCTACGAAAGCAACACCGCCAACCCACGCGGGATGAACGATTGTTAATTGCTGCTCGTAGTAGCCGATATAGAACATTGCACTTAACGACCCTAATAATGAATACACAAACTTAGCCATTGGCTTGATTGGTTGTACCCCTTCTGGATCAGGTGTAATGATTGAAGCTAAACAACCTACACACATCATCAAAAGACAAAGTGCGATAAGCAATTCAGTTTGATAGATCGTCACAGCATTGTGATACAACGTGCCTGCATTTGCTTTGCGTGAAAGCGAAACAACAGGAACACTGAATACAAGTGCAACTCTCCAAGTTAAGCCGAACATAGAAACGCCTTATTGCTAAAAAATCTGATAGTTATGTTCGGCGATTGACTTATTGCTGCTCTGCTTCAGCAATACGTTCAATTAAGATTTGGTTGTACTGTGTCATGTGAAACCACTGGCGATTCAGAAGCTCCCATTGCTTTTCTGTCATTGCGACAGGTTTGATCGTTTGTGATATAACTGGGTTTAAGGCTTCAAGCTTTTCCTGAAGCGAAGATTGTTCTATTTTTAAGCGTAAAAACCATGCTTCAGGTGCTTTTTGGTAGGTTTCATTGAACTCGTCTTCACCAAAAACATTATATACGCCAGTTTCATCTTGTGTGATCACACTTCCGATAGTAAATCGTTGGCACTCGCCTGTAGTCTTACAAAGACTGCCTGTAATAGAAGTTTGACCATCATCTTTCCAAGCACCGAATCTAAAGGATTCATTTGAAAACAACGGATCAAGTTTACCGCTTGAATAGTTTTCTAAATTAAATTGCACAGCACGAATGACCGAGCCATCGGCTTTATGAATATATCTTTCCATTTAAGCCACCACCACCCAATCATTTGCGAATAGATCACTTGTGCTTGGTATCCAACCCATTGCTAAAGTATTTTGTGCTGTTTTCAATGTGAAATACGGTGCAACATCAATGTACCCACCAAGTTTTTCAGCATGAGCTTTATTATGAATATTCCAAATTTTTGATGCTTCAGTAGTTGTGGTTAGAGCTTGAGCAACTACATATTGATCTTTACCATTCCAACCAGAACGAGCCAATTTGTACCCTTGTTTTAAGGCTTCCAATGCTTCACCAAAACTCATAAAAGCACCAGAAGGTATAGCTTTTGATTCTAATGAAGCAATTCCATTTTCATCCGTCTTAACTGTAAGATTTGGCTGGAATTGAAACTGTGCTGTATCTCCAATGATTGGTTTATCAATCTCTATACATTCACGTGCTTGCAGCTTCATGTGATTGTCACTTTCGTATTTAAAAGTCTGGTTAGTGTTTAGACTATGGATGCGAAATACATGATTACTCGTATGACCATCGAACTTAGGCGCATGATCAAGCTCACTAACATCCGAAAAGAAATTCCAATGATCTAAGTGATAGTGATAGCTAAACTGGCCTTCTGGTGTATTAAGACCTACCACAAAGTAATCGGGATACATTGGCCCATCTTCAGGATGATGGTGCTTTGATTTCCACGCACGAGATTGATTGGCGTGACAGATATATGCGAACAATTGCATTCTATGCGCGTACAGCTCATTAAAAGTGTGGTATCCGTCACTAATTTCGCCAGATACAAGGTTTTTAAGCTTATTAGGCATTCCTACCGCTTCACGTACAAAACAGTCTTTGGCTTCTAGCAACTTGCGTAAACCTGTGGTTTTTTCAGCACCATTAGGTAGTTGTTGATCCATAAACTCAGCTAATTGGCAAAGCGGTTTGCTAATCGCTTTTAGATGCTCTGGCAAGTGCGAATGGTCAAAGTATTTAATAATGGATGATTGGGTAGCATTAATAGAACTTGCGGTATCTGCACTTAACTTTGTATCTCGATTATCGTTTTCTGAATTTAATAACACTGCTACTGCGATATCTGTACATGACATAGCTTTTACTCTGGCAATAAAAAAACCCAGCGTTTTAAGGCTGGGTTTTCCGTTGAATATTTAATTTTTTGCGCTGATCAAATCGATTCAACTATCTTTGTGGCTACTATCAACCACTAGATAGAAATTTATATAAACGGCACATAATTTTCAAGATATTTCTTTTATATTTTTAGGAAAATCTACCTATTTTTTGATTGAAATTATAAGTACATTTATATATTATAGTTTCCGTATGTAACACGACCATAGTGTTATGTAAGTGTTAAATTCCAGTTCTTCGCAGTAAAAAGCCCGCTAAATATTTAGTGGGCTTTTTACTTTATGTATTTTAAATCAATCCATTAATTTTAAATTTTGTTCAATCTTGGTGATTCTTGATGATAACTCACTAAGCTGCAATAACAATGATTGAGATACTACTTCAAAGTTGCAAATTTTATCACTTGAAATATTAATGGTTTTATATTCTACAATCTTGTTTTTATATAATTTCAATAGCTCATATACTTTTTTACGTGAATTGTATTCTTTTTGATCAATTACGGAACATCCATTTTTAGCATTCACATCAAATAAAATCGGCAACCCATAGACTTTATCTATTTCAACGTCATACACCCCATGACTAAATAGCTCTGCAATTATGGTTCGATGTTTTTCTGGTGTCATCATTACAGCCGCAGCATTTTCTTTGGCAGCTATTAACTTCCCTATTAATTCCAAATCCAATATTTGAGCGCTCATAAATATCCGTGAGTTATCGATATGTACCTATGATAACTCCAAACCAATCCAGTCCATTTACACAAACTTAGGCTATTTTTTGTCCAATGTTTTTCTGGTAAAAATTCACTCGAACATGACCTGCATAGGGTTGTTTTGCGAAACAGCTAAAACAACCCCAATCATTCATCAATTTATGTTAGCAATAGTAGTTGAAAATCTCTTGATAATCTAACACGTGTTAGATATTGTTGAAGCATCAAGCGAAGATGTGTAGATCAAAACTTGATAACTTAAACATTACTTAGTGAGATTTAAAATGATTAGTAAATTTTCAGAATTAGCAATGGGAATTGATAGTGTAATCATGGATGTAATTGAGGAATGGGGTGATGATTTAATCCCCATCATTGGGAATGCAAATATCGATGCGATCGATGGAGTTAGGCATTTAACGATAGTCAGCTATATGACAGATGATGATCAAAATAAATATGCATTATTTGAAGATGGTTCAATTTATCGCGTCACAAGTATTACTGCTGATGATGGCGTAACGTGGAATGGTGATGATGTATATGTTAAATCGTATAAATCTATATGGACTGTTCATGAGAAAGTCGGCTCTATCGAGATTGAAGATTTAGACTATTTTCTTGATGAGAATATAGAGATAGTTGTTTGTAACTTTATAGAAGAACTAAGACTAATAGGTTCATAAAAAAGGGAAAAAATATGAAAACTTTACAAGATTATCAAACTGAATTACTTGAACAAGAAAACGCTCAAATTAAAAAAGATGGTTACGATGAAAAATGGCTGCTTGATGTTTCCGATCTTGATACAAACGAGCTTATGTCGATGTGGTTAAAAGATAATCCTATGCCTGAAATTACCGATTTAGATTCGTTTGAACAAGCAATGAGTAAGGCAATGTGGGCTTTACGCTCTGATGAAGCAGCAACAGTGTTTAGCGGTGAAGATTATCCGATTAATGTTGAATCTTGCAGAAATAGCATTGAACAAGCGATTATCAATCGTGTTAGCTCAAAAACGATGTTACAAGCTGCTTTAGATTATGTTGAGAACAGAACTCAAAATTTATAAAACAAAACCCCGATTGTGTAGATCGGGGTTTGGCTTCTGTCTATGTGACAGTAAACATTACTTAGTAGCTACTAAGTTTAAAAATAAATCAATTATATTCTAAGCAGTCTAAGTGACTTTAAGTAGTAGCTAGAATTTAATATATCAGGATTTAAAAGCATGTCAACACGCCAATCTGATTCTGAGTATGCAAAAAGGTATGCTGAAAAAAGAAAGTCAAAAAAAGTAACTTTCGAGTTTTACCTAGATGATCCAGTTGAGCAGCATATTTATGAAACCTTGCAAAAAGAACTTAATAAAAAGCAACTTTTCATAAAACTTTATGCAAATTATTTAAAATCTAAAGAGATTTAATATGACAAGTAAACACACAATCACAGACAAAATTGATTTGCTTTTACATCGGCACAACAATGCTGATGCAACACAAGAAGCATTGAAACAATGGACTAACAAACAAAGTAACTTTATGAATAAGCTCCTTAACGATCTAAAGTATTCACTTAAGAGAAATGATCCTGCTTCGTTTAAAAAAGCATTTGAAACTCTTGAAAGCACGATAGATAAACAAGAAGCAACGCTTAATAAAATTCATGACATGCTTCTTTTTGAAAGCGATAAGTAGGCTTTTATGTGATATTCAAAATTAAAAATATTACATCAAATGTTTTTAAGCTTCTGAATTAATAAAATCAATTAAAAAACCCAGCCTAAGCTGGGTTTTCTGCTTCTGTCTCGTTATGATGGTCTGCTACAGGTATGTCTATAATTTCAACTTTCTTTCCCATGCCCTCATAGAATGTGATCACTGGCTTAATACTGTAATTAAATGAATTACTCCAACGTAAAGGCGCATAATCATTTACTTTCGCGTAGAACAATAGACAATATTTACTAGATGCATCACCCTTGCGATAGTATCGACTTAACCTGTCATTCAGTATAAGAGCCTTTTCAGCCCCTATTTTTTGACCATAGCTGACAACTAAATCAAGATCATAACTCATCGAATAAGCACTCGTTTTCTTCACGCCTATATTGCTTTTCGATTAATTTGAGCTGACGTAATGATTCAAATAGCTCACTATGTATTTCAACTAAAAATGACTCAATGAATTGATCATAGTAGCCACAACTAACCCGATACCACTTTCTAGTCAAATCAGAGCGCATTGGGAAGCCATAATTCAGCTTTTCACTCCAATTGTGTACCTTGACACCAGAGCCAGTGCATTTAACGCATAGTGAGGTTCCTACGCGCCCTATGCCGTTGCAATAGCCACACTTGCCCTTTGGGTTAAAGTGAGCATGAACTACTGCCTTTGTGACACCATAGGCAAATTCTGAAGCACTTACTTTTTCCGATCTATACTTCTTCCTAAGCATTTCCTGAAGAATGACTTGAGTAAAGTATCGATGTAATAAATCCATGTTGTATGATCGACGTTGGTCTATCATTGCATACACGTACCATGAATGTTTTTCAGACAAGTTAGCAAGCACACCACATAAATCAGACTTATCCAGTAAGGGTGCTTGGCCATTACTAATAAAGGTCTGAGTTCCTGCATTCAATCTGGCGAATTGCTCAATCACTTAAGAATCCCCCATAGTCCTAAATCAGACTCTATAAGGCTTATAGCCTGTTTAATGACTGATTCATCCAATGTTTGAGAATCTTCACCATAAATTAAGCTCGTATGAATCAAAAACCATTTCTGGACGTATGTTGATTTGGTTGAGTATCTAACTGGATAGACTACATATCTATCAGCCTTTATTTCTACTGTCTTCAAAGGCGGACAATGATCAAATATGTATAGAGATTCATGTGGTTCATGATGGTGTATTAATATGCTTTGATGTGGGTAAATTTCAGCTTTATAAAACTCTCCACCCCTTGCTCCACCAATCAAATATGTGCCTGTAATCGATCTACTTTTCATGTCGGCATCATCCTTGTTAATCCAAACACAATAGGAAGCACCACCATAAATAAAGAACAAAACACACAGAAAAGTGTCTGTATAAACCTGAGCCGACCCGGTCTTGATAAGATAATATTTCTGGTTGCTATATCAAGAAACAATCCAATGACAGTAAGCCAGACGGTAGCAACCGTCGAATAAAGAAATATTGTCATCTTATCCATTGCGCACCTCACAACTGAACAACACAGCATTACTTGTTTCAAAAACACCGCTTTCGATTTGTTTATCTAACCATTCAAAATGCCAATCTTTGTCAAATGGAAAACTAGGACAGATATGCTCATTGGAGTGGTGTTTAAAATTTCCGTAGGTAACCTTTTCACCAGTAAGAACGGCATTACTATATTTTGATAAATATTCAAGTACGTTCATGCTCACCTACCACAAATCTTCACTACATAGACCCATACGTGAAAATTTCATTTCACCTAAGGCTATTAGCTCCAAGTCATTTTCTGTCCATTCTTGTTGACCACATTCGATAGCGTGTAAAGCTGCTTGCGGGCGTGTATAGAACTTTCCTTGCTCACAATAAAAACCTTGATGGGCTGATTTTCCCCATTGATTTTGAATATCTGGTAACAAGCCAAGTGATAGAATGATATTGGTACAATCTGCATGGCGATTAGGTCTTGGTAGGGCAACCATTAATTCACCAACCTTAACAGCAACTCCGATAATCATGCGGCCATCCCCTGTTTAGCTATCACTTCAACATTGGCTCTTACAATTGCTTCAGCTAAGTCAGGAGGAACCGAGTTTCCAACCATGCGCGACTGTTCAGTTTGAGTCAGTTTTATTTTCTTACCTAAATGATCAATGCCATGTGTAAAAATATAGTGATCTGGAAAACCTTGAGCTTTATAAAGCTCTTTTGGCTTCAGCATACGAAATCCAATGTCTATGATTTGGTATTGCTGGCACTTTACAGTGACCAATCCAAAACGATCTTTAGTCGGGATTGTGCGTAAAGGCTCTTTTACCGAATTACCGTCTTTTTCACCACCATAATAAGCAGTTAAAAACGCTCTTACTTCAGCAAACTGATTCACTGTCGTTAATGTGTGAAAAGGCTCATTAACATCTTGGCCAATGCACTTATTTTTCATTTTGGATAAATGGCTAATAATAATTGCGTGATGACCGCCCTTTGTTTCAGCGCAAATTGTGCGTAAAGGCTCGTCTATAGCCATTGAGCGTTTATTAGAAGCGTTTGCACACTCTGTTAATACTGGTGCTTTCCCGTCCACAATGTATGGATCAGGGTTATTGATAACAAACTTATTGATACCAGCAGCTATTCTTTCCATAGTTGCTTTGGCCAAAGGTTTTTTGCGCTCAAAAATACTTTGACAAGGTATTGTCCAATCAATACATTCAGCGGCTATTCTCTCTGGTTTTAAAATACCTTTTTGCACCAGGTTATTTGATCGTGGTTTGTGTGTTGGCTCTGGCCAGACTATAGGTAGCCCATCACGACGAGCGACAAGGATAAAACGCTTACGAATAGTAGGTGCGCCATATTCACAGGCCCTTAATTCTCTGTATTCAACATGATACCCATGTCTTTTTAAGGCATTCACAAAACTATTGAATGTGCGACCTTTGCGTTTAGGGCATGGTCTGCCGTTTTCATCTAAATCGCCCCACGTTTGGAACTCAGTGACATTTTCTAAAAAAAATAGAATAGGCTTTTTTAATGCAACCCAACGCAACCCTACCCATGCTAGGCCACGAATATTTTTGCTTGCTGGTTTACCACCTTTCGCTTTACTGAAGTGCTTACAATCAGGACTAAGCCAAACAATACCTACAGGCTTTCCCTTCGTTATTTCAATAGGGTCAACATCCCAAACAGATTCTTCATAGTGATCGGCTGTGGGATGATTTATACGATGCATGGCCAAAGCTTTAGGATCATGATTAATTGCTATATCGACTGGACGGCCGAGTGCCATTTCAATTCCAGTTGAAGTACCACCGCCACCAGCGAAATTATCAACAATAAGCATGTCTTTTAATATGTCTTTCATGCAGCCCCCTTTTTTTTTACGTGCTGACACCAGCCTTTACATGGCTTCATACGCTTACGATCTATAGAGGTTGGAATATCTAGGTTCTCTATATCTTTATGGCAGAAAAAAACCGCGCTCAATTCCAAAGCTTGCGCAAGGTCTGATTGAGTTGTAAGACAATGATTGGCCAATGTTCCAGTGCGATAAGCACACGATTCACATAAAATATCTTGGTTGGGTGCTTTATCTGCCAAAATCAGCCCATTTAAAGCAGCATGAAAACTTGGTGAAATCAGCTTTTCAACTGCATAAGGGTGCATACCACCAGTTGTGACAAGGTGCAAATAGAGTGTTTCATCACATGACTGTGCGTAATTCACTGCAACATTTAAAACATTGCCAAGTAAATTAAGTAATTCATCATGTGATTTTTCTGAAAACTTATCCTTGATTGCCTGTAAACGTTCAGCTTCAGGCAATTGGATAATGTCAGTTAGGGCGAGAATTGAAGTGTTATCAATCATGCTGCACCGCCTTCAATCAATCGAAATTCTACCACCCATACCCACGGATTTTTATTCCATGCGTTTTGCCCGTATATTTGCTCCCAAGTGAAACGAAAGTTTGTTTTAGCTCCAATGGCATAACCCATTTCGATTGAGGATGGATGTGTTGAATAATCAAAACCTTCCGCTTTTGCATCATCACTCGAAATATCATTCAATCGCTCAATGCGAATATTTGTGATTTCAAGCAAAATGCGACTTGCTGAACGTGGCATATGAATTGATGGAGTCCACTTTTCACCATCAAAGCAATCATGAGATGCTCGATAGAGAGGTGTTCCCCAACTTGGACATCCACACGGGAAATCCGCATGTGGACATTCATCTGAATCAAATAAACGGAATGTTTCACGCACCCAAAGGCGATCACCAACAAGACCGAATGGACATTTGATGGTAAAAGGGAATGTAGAAATATATTGTTGAATTACCGCATCGCTTTTGGCTGTTCCTTTCCAGTAGCCATAAATACCGTTAGGTACAAAACCAGTTACTACTGGGTGGTCGCAATTTAAAATTCTGCGAGTCTGAGTCTTACGACCTTCTAAAATTGATTTAACCATTTCAGTATTAAATAAAATCGGACGTTCTTTCATGCCGCAGCCCCCCATTGTTTTAGGCCAGCAATTAAAGTGCCTTGATCTCTCAAATGAAGAAAATAGTTATGCTCTGTGTACATCTGATAGTTCAGAAATTTTGCCTGAGCTTTAAAATGCGCCTGCGACTTAACCAAAACGTATCCTTCAGGTATGCCTATGGCTTGCCAATGGTCATCTAATTCAGTTTGAATGCCCTTCCAGCGTGTTTTTAGGCCATTACCACGATTTACCCTTACATCACATCCAGCCATTAAATTTGGATGACTCATTTCGGGCAATTCGATATAAAAAGGAATTGTGTAAACATCGTGTTTTTCTTCATTGTAAAAATGAGCGTCTATGCCGATCTCCCAATATTCAGGCGTTTTTAGCTGAGTCATTTTTAGAGCAATAATCAAGTCCTGTTGATCATAAGCATCTATTACAACCCACTCAGGGCAATATTCATTTTCACGATTCCAACCATTTTGAAGCGCATAGTTGTCAAGCTTGCGGTTTATATCTTCAATTTCAAACTGCATTTCAAACTCGTAGAGCCTATTAACCAATTCAGCTTTAGATCGCTCCGACTCACTCAAATATTGAAGATGAATACGCTGGGCGCGGCTAGGATCATATTTTTTATTTCGCTTCGCTTTAACCTTAGCCATTATTTTTACCCTCAATACTGTTTTTCTTTTCAGCTTCCAGAATAACTTCAGGAACCGAGCAATCGATTTCCCCTTCTTCTTCAATTTCTATCGCCCTATAAGTCGAAGAACCAATCATTACTTGCCCTTCTGTAATTATTTTCTTTTCGAGATAACAATGGAGCCAGACATAACAAATAACAAAACCGCCCATAAAACCGATTAAATAATTAGCAAATAGCATGAGCTGCCCCCTTGATGGCACTTAAATCCACCACAACTTGACCAGTGGTCACAGCGATAAAATGTTTAATAGTTTTAATCGCATCTCCCTTATTTACTTGCTCTGTAGTAAATGCTAATCTGGAATAGCCTAATATTTGAGCTATATTGTATTTCTTCAGGTCATTTGAATAACCTTCATGTGTGGTGTGTCGGCTTTTATTCCGTGTACCACCCTCAACTTCAACCAAGACATTGAAATCAGGCAGATAAAAGTCAGCCCTGTATCGGTTTGACGGTGAAAACTTAAATTCTTGAACATATTTAATTTTTTCAATCCTTAAATGTTCTCTAAGCACAGATTCACCAATACTTCCTACATTTGCCAGTTGTGCGCGAACCTGTGTTTCGTGCTTTTTCATGTACTTCACAGCCTGAGCCGCAGTCATGCGCTTGGCTTTTGGTCTATTTAGACTCATTGGATAACCTATTTAGTGTGTGGTTAGTTAGATCGCTACTAGGTTGGCTTGCCGACCTTCCCAGTATTTGTTTAATGCATTCTTTATCTCAATTTCACGGCTATGACCGTATTTGCAAATACAGCAAAAGCTATGATTTACATCGGTTTGGCGAACCTTAAATAAGGTTTGACCATGCTTGTGACAATAATCAATGTAGAACTCTTTGTTCTGCTCAATTACAAGCATAGATGTATGCAATTTGGTTGGTTTGTTCTGTGATGGATCAAGAATTAAGTGACTAATATCATTAAAATTGCTTCGACGTGGACTATATTTTTCAGGGTATTTCGACTCCTTTTTCTCTTGAATACAATTTGCCAGCGGTTTTTTATGAAATTCTTCTACTGCTTCAATTAACGGTGTGGTTTCACCGCTTATAAAACATTCATAGTTATGTTTAATTGCGAAATTTGATATTTCCAGTTTTTTTTCATTACGGTATTCAGTTACCAGCAACTTAAATTTAAAGTAATTCATTACACATCTTCTTTACGTTCTTTCTCTGTTCTATAAAGTTCCAGATCACATTTAATTCATAGTCAGTAATTAGATTTATGTTGCGATTTAACTGTCGCAATCTGCTCACTGACACCCCTGTATGTTTTGCATAAAACCGATGATGCACCGAGTAATGAAGTGTTCTAGCTATTTCCTTTTTCTGTTCAGACTTAGTTTCGTTACTTGCCAACTCAGCAACCTTGCCACCTTTGTCTAAAAACTGTTTCAACTCGTTTTCAAGTGTTGCCCGGTCTTTTATCTTTTCAAACTGAATGATGCACCCCCTAGAATGAAAATATCGACTAAAAGCACATAACGTGCCTATATTTTATAAATAGAATATAACTGTTTTTATATTTTTTCAATGTTTTCTTATATTTGTTTATTTATATCTGAATTTATAAAATCGAGGTGCGAAGATAGGAGTACCCATTTAATGAGTGAAAACGCACCAACACCTGAGATACAAAAATACGAAGCTCAGAAATTAACCGAACTTTATAATCGTAAAAAGCAGCTTGAAAGGGCTAAAGGTGTAAATTTCACTCAAAAAGATATTTATGAGAGTGCGGGATGGTCGCAGCCTAATGTGACTGCTTATTTCAAGGGTATTAATCAATTAAAAATTGATTCTGCCCTTGTGTTTGCCAATGCTTTAGGTTGCAAAGTAGAAGATTTTAGTCCAAGACTTGCTCACCAAATCAAGATGCAAGACATTGAAAAAACTCAACTTAGATACATTCCTATTCTATCTCCATTGCAAATGGATCAAATTCGCAACCAGTTGAAAGATAAGTCTTTAAATATGCCTATTTCTGACAGTTTCATGCCGATATGCCAACCAATTTCTGACAATGCCTTTGGGATTATTCTCCCTGATGCATCCATGTCACCTGATTATCCAGCGGGTACTCAGTTGATCTTTGATCCAGAAATCAAACCAAACCCTACTGACTTGGTTTATGTTGGAAGTAAACTTGAACAGGGCGTTTATCACGTTCGCCAGTACAATGTCATTGAGATTACACAAGAAGGCCAAGAAGTCATTGAATTTACAGCTACAAATAAGTCCTTTCCTACACTTAGACATAATTTTGAGGTCTTAGGGGTGGCTATTGCAGCCGTTAAGAATTTGCGATAGATATAATCAAAATCTAATGTTTTATAAACCCGATCAGGCTTATGCCTGATTTTTTTATTTTCATCACACAAAAAAAGATAAAAATATTATAAATATTTGTAATTTTTTATATAAAAACAAATAGTTATCCATTATATAAATAAACAAAATATCATTACTTTTATATAAAATATAAATTTTACTTGTATTGACTTATATTTATTTGTATATTTCAAAGACGTTAAAAAACCGAAGTTGCAAAGCCCCTTCGGTTCATCGAACAACAAAGGCGGCAACCTTTGGATGTTCTGGTTTTCCTAATCCACACACTAAATAGGACATAGAAAGTATGAATCATAGCATACCTAAATCCAAACGATTTATAAAAATCGAAATCCCGTTATTCCTTATCCTTGTTCTAATTGCCCTACATAATGCCTTTAAAGATTTTTGGGCTATCAGTCTTTTCCGATTCACAATCCAATTATTAATTGCCTCCATTTTCGCTTTAGGCTTATTGCGTGGTGCGCTTCATGTTTACGACTACGAGTTCGATAAACAACTTGAAAAAAATCATGAATATATAACTCAGGGTTATGATTCTCAGCATGGAGAAGCGCCATGAATAATAAAATCGCTAATCCATTTGATTTAAAACCATTGCCACCACACCTTGTATTTGAAGCCTTATCAAAAGGGTTAAATGTTCAGTACGCTGAAGTAAACACAAATGATTGGTCAATCCTCTCACCTAATTCAACAATATCAATCAGCGATATCAATAGTGGCTTTCTAAAGTTTTGTGTCAAAAATGGCATGGATGACTTTGAAAAGGTTAATTTCCGCAATAAAGGTTCTCAGTTTTTTTATGAATTTCTTAATGAAGATGCAGACAGAAATCTTCGTTTCCGCGTGGGCTTTGATAATCCGACAATCTATATTTTGGTACGCAGAAAAGAGATACATAGAGATTTAAAGCCACTGGATAGATTTGATATCTATAAAGAAATAGCACTCGGCCAACGTGCTGAATATTGTCTTAATCGTGAAACTATTAGTGACAAGCTGCTAACTGGCCTAAATCGCGCTTATCAAGCCAAAAGCACTTTTGATTACAACCAAGTTTTAGAACAAAGTGGTCACTTCGCATCTGAAGACTATAAAAACTATCGTAAACAGTACAAGGGGAGATAAGCCATGTCTTTAAACCCAACAATGCCGAATGAACCAATCCAAGTGGATTCAATTAAGTTATATATTTATGCTGATCCAAGCATGGGAAAATCGTCACTGGCCATGACGGCTAAAAACGCAATTGTTTTAGATGCCGATTTAGGTGCTTACCGTACTGGCGCACTTCGTCGCTCACCAGTTCAATCAGTTGATCGCTGGAATATTCTCTCTAACTTAACCGCTGAAGATTTTGAAGCTTACGACACCGTAGTTATTGATACCGTAGGCCGTTTGCTTGATGTAGTGAAAGCTCACTTTGCTGAAAATAAAAATAATTTAATGGGTAATGGCGCAATCAAGCAGCAAACTTACACCCCCATAAATAACGCATTTATCCGTTTTATAAATATGCTGATTTTTGCTGGAAAAGATGTAATTTTTCTGGCCCATGCTACTGAAGACAAGAATAAAGATGATGATTCAATTATTCATCGTCCTGATCTTGGCGGCAAAAACCGCAACGAACTGTATCGCTTGTCTGACTGTATGGCTTATTTTACCAATGAAAGCACTAATAATGGCGGTATTAACAGAGTTCTGAACTTTTCTCAGGGTGCAACATATCACTCAAAAGACTGTGCCAATCTTGGAAAGATCAAGGTTCCTGATTTAACCCATAATCCAACTTTTTTAGGTGATCTCATCCAGTCTATTAAGAATCACCTGAACACACTCACACCAGAGCAAAAGTTGTATGTAGAACAGGAACAGCACTGGATTTATTGGCAGCAATGCTGCTCTGAAGCTCAGTATGCAAATGACTTCAACACTCTCACTGGCGAGTTGCTTTCAGATCATGCTGAAAACCCACGATTGAAGAATATGTGGGATTGTGTAAAGCATTATGCCAAAAATGCTGGTTTTAAATACAACAAAGAAACAAGTAAATGGTTTGAAAATAAGGAGAATGCCGCATGACCTTTAACGCTGTAATACTAGATACTGAAACCACTGATCTTGATGGGTATCCTATTCAAATTGCATACGCGGGTTGTAATTTTGCAAACGGTAAAATTGAAATCGCTGAAAATGCCGTTTTCGATCAATTATTCTCCGCTCCGCATCCTATAAGTTTTGGTGCTATGGCCACACATCATATTTTGCCTTCTGACATTACAGGCAAACCTTCATGTAAAACTTTCAGACTTCCAGAGTCAGTGGAATACGTGATTGGCCACAATATTGAATTTGATTTAAAAATGATTGCTAAATGTGGTCAAAAGATCGATCACCTAAAACCTATCGATACATTGGCTCTATCTCGCAAGTATCTTCCCCAAGCCCCACGTCATACGCTTAGTGCTTTAAGTTACTTTATTTCTAAAGATTTGTCAGCAACTAGGGGTAGGCTGAAGAATGCTCATACTGCATTGGTAGATGTGTTACTCACTCAGGATTTGCTGAACGAACTACTTTTGAAAATCAGTCATTTTGATCTGAATTTTGAAAGACTCTATAAATCTAGTGCTGAATCACTAATACCTACACACATGCCCTTTGGAAAATATAGCGGTCAGCAAATTGCAGGGATACGAGATTCTGGATACTTCCAGTGGCTCGTAAAACAGCCTGATGTAGATAAATATCTTTTAAAAGCAATTGAGATATACAAGGGGATCACTGCATGAAGCTTTATCTTTACACATCAACAACATGCCCTAAGTGTGGGTCGCAAGTTACTTCAATTGGTGTAAGTCACACTGGCAATCCTTCTGGCCAGTGGGAATGTCGTTGCGGCTGGATCGGACAAAGGTAGTCGCTATGGAATCAAAACAATATGTGTGGGCATACACAGCAAAAATGTCTCCTTCAGGAACTTTTAAAGGTCGTGTACTTGCGTCGAGCTTATTGGATGCCAGAAAAAAAGTCATGAATGACAATCTTTTTTGCAAATCTGTAGATGCTGTTTTGGTAAAAAATCAAGCACTGGCGCTTAAACAAAAAATTGATATTTCATAGGTGGTTATGGAACTTCCTGAAACAATGCAAGGGCTGGTACATTGTAAAAAAATTGTCACCAGTCAGTTGAACGAAACTAATAGTCCTGAAATTAACCTGGTGCTACAGCAACGCTTGGATGAAATATCTAGGCGTATTGAACAGAAAACAAATCGCCATGATCAAAACTTTATGCGTACCTTTTATCGTATTGCTAAAGAAGGCTTACCCAGTGCTGTTTTTGATCGTCTTGAAGATGTTACCCACACTCGCATGAAACAACGCTCTGAACAGAGTAAGGATTCAAATAATGATGAATAATGATTTAAATCCATTAAATTTGCAGCTAAATCATGTCGAAATGTTTATCCAAGAACTTCAACCAACTTTCGACAAATATACAGCCAATCCACATGAATACTTAAGCCTGAGCGAAGACGGCATTGCCCTTGAAATAACTCTAAGGTCAAAAGCTAACGGATCAACCAGAACTCACTCATATAACTTACGTGACTTAAAGATTCTACGTGATCAACTACAGCAAAATTAATATTTTACATACATAAAAAAGCCCAGATAGGAATCTGGGCTTTTTTATTGGCCTAGTTTACTCATCAACTGCCAGTTGTCCGTCTGCTGAATTATTGTGGTGTTTATATCCTAGCGTCCGTAAAGCTTCAGCGTATGGCTTAAATGTTCCAATGAGTAAGTCCTCTACCACGCGCTTTAAAAAGCTATTTTCATGCTCACCTTCATACGCCAATTTTTCCAGATGCATAAATCTTTGATCTTTTTCTTTGATCTTTTTAATCATTTTATGAGCAAACATATATGCTTGTGATTCACTCATGGCAAAATCATAATGTCGTTTTGCGGTTTTTTTCTGGACTACATCAACAGGAACTAATTCAAACGTGTCGTTAGAATCGCTCTGTTTTGCCGTATTTGCTTCTTTTTTCTTTTTTGGTGTCACATCTATCATCTTAGGCTTTTCTTTCGCTGTGTGCGATTGAGGCTTAATTGGGGTGATATTGAGTGTGTCATTGTCATACTTGGTGTAGCTGAATACGAAATGAGTTATCTTCACACCTTTTTTTA